ATGCAAGAACAAAAACACGTTGTCATTACCAACTTCTCTGGTGCCAAGGTCGCGATAGCGCCTGACGCCCTGGTGGATTACACCAAGTGGCGATTGACCCATTTGCAGGCCCTGGCGGGTTTGCTGGCAGGGCAAGACCTATCGTGCAACGCGGTCAATGAACACGTACTGGAACTAAACCGGGCATTGGTTGATGAGGTTTGCGACCTGGTTCCACTGGTCTTGAAACAGCGGTAATTCGCTTCAGTTTTCCAGCTGCTGCGCTATGGCGCCACGCATTTCCCGCGGTGCCGCCTTGAGCGTACGACTGTCGCGCTCGGTTGCCATCTGTTTTGCACGCGCCACGATCTGTTTGCTGCTGATGGCGATCGGCGTTTCCGGATTCGTTTTGTTCCAGCTATTCAGCTTGTCCCGGGCCCTATCCACCAGATCGGGTTTGTGCTCCACTGCCCCGCGCGCCCACATCTCGACGATGTCGGCCTCGACGCTCCTTTGCAGCGCGATATCCTGACGCACGGGCATCACCTTGCGCGTGTTTTCAGCGATCACCGTCGGGTTGAATCCGATGCCCTTCCATGCGGCATCCGACAGCCCGACGTCCATGACCTTGCGCCCCTTGTAGTCTTTCGCCTCGCCAGACACAGCCATATCAAGCCCTGCCATAGCGTTTCTGACCGCCGTTGGAGCTAATGCTTCCAGCGCCTTCCCTGGGTCGCCGGCGGCCACCGCATCGTAAGCGTCACCAATCTGCGCCCCAACAGCAACGAGCGGACCAAACAACTCGGCGATCTGCTTGCTGCGGCCCGCTTCGTCGGAAGGCTTGAGCAGTGCGGTGCCTGGTAGCATGTTGCCCAGGCCGAGGCGTCCGGAAAAATCGAGCGGCAGCTTCGACGAGATACCGTACAGCGCCAAGTCACCCCAAAACTTGCCGATGGTCTCGTAGGCCCATTGGCGCTTGTTGCGCTTCATGTTGGTATTGCGGCCGAAGAACTGGCCGACGGTGTCGATCAAGTCGTCGATGTCGTCGGCGTACGGCAGGCCGTTGGCGCCAGACGCCAGAATCAGGACTGCCACCATGAAGGCGGCTGCTTTCTTGCCATCGGCCCCACCGTACTTCCACATGCGGGAAATCAGTTCGACGTAGGCGATTTTGTATTGCGCGAAGGTCATGATCACGCGGCCGGGCGCCGAGCGCGCCCAGTTCGGCCGGTTGACCTTGTTATAGATGCCCTGCGTTTCATCCACGGCGCGCACCGCGAACGCGAATGGGTCTCCCTGGCCAGTTGCTTTTGCCACGTCCCACGCCGCGATGAACGTCAGCCGGCGGTTGAACCCTTCGACCATGGCGAACGGCATGCCCCACAAGGTACCGAGCGCGGACAGGCGCGCACGGAGATCGTCAGCCCCAGCCTTGACCTTGTTACCGATCCCTGGGATCTTGGCAGCCTTGTTCGTCAGGTCGGCCACGACGCCCTGGATGCCGACGGAATAGAGGTGGAAAATTTCCTGCGCATCGACCTTGCCCTCCTGCGCAGCGCGCTTCAGCGCATCCCGCAGTTCCGGATCCGTAATCTGCTTCTTGCCCATGGCGTACGGGACAGCCTTGGCCAGCGCCGTCGCCGCCTTCCCGGCGCCCCATTGGGAAAGATACGGTGCCGTCATCATGATCGGCTGGGTCGCGTTGACGGCCGCCGACGCGATATTCCCGCCCAAGAACCAAACGAAAGCGATGGACGAGGCGCCGGCGCCGGCATCGCCCGGATTATCCAGAAATTCCTTCAGCTTCTGCGCTTCCTTCTGAACGTCTGCCTTGTCTCGGGGGATGTATTTGATTGCGTTGTTCAAGTCGCGGGTGTAATAGCGCTGCGCGGCGAACCGGCCGTTTGACGTGATGAAATTAGCCAACACGCGCGGCATGTCATGGCTGTAGCCGGCGATATTTTTTCGCTCAAGGCGGCGCTTCAGCGCCGACCGCTCCGACACCGCCGTCTGATACAGTGTCTTCATCACCTGGTCGGCGCCGATCTCTTCGGCGAACAGCGCAAGCGTCTCCGGCGACAGGCCGGCATACATCCGGTACTGGATATCGTTGACCGGGCCAGCCTTGACCGAGAGGTTCGCGTGGTCGCGGTAGAGCTGCACCAGTCGGTAATACTCGGCTTCGGCCTCGCCTTCTGTCTCGAAGCGGCCGAAGTACAGAGTGCGCGGCTCGCCGGTCTTGTCGTCGATCACGGTCTTGCCGGTGTGCGGATCGACTTCCTCGACCGAAACTTTGAATTTTCCGAAGCGCATCAGCGGCGTGTAACCGGCCTCCTTCAGAGCTTTCGCCTTTTTGAAAACGTCGTACATCATCTCGCGAGCATCCATCAGTCCTTTGATTTCCGACTCCATGCGTTCGAGCTTAGCTTTCGGCGCCTCGTTGTCCCGAGCCTTCTTGTAGATCAGCTGCTCCAGGGCGATGCGCTTGTTGATCGCCTTGGTGAGGATGTCTTCGGCGTTGCCCGGGCTACTGATGACCTCGTAGCGTACCGTACGCGGAATCGACATCTGCAGCAGCGCATACCCTTCGGCCGCCGCGACCTCATCTAGCGATGCGTCGATGGCGGCGCGCGCTTGGCGGTAGTGGGCAATCCCGATGTCATCCATGCCGAACTGCTTGCGCAGATCGTCGTCCGACCACACTTTGCCGTCCAGTACCGCTTCCCCTTGAAGCGTGCCGGCGACGAGTGCATCTGTAGCCAGCTGCATCTGCGTATTCTTCTTGCGCCCGAGGATCACAGTTTTTGCCGCACTCTTGAAATCGTCCACGCGAGGCAGAAAGGCCGGGGCCAGTTCTGCCGGCCTTACCGATGCCAGGGAAATCACATTCTCCCGATCCACTGCAATGTCGAAGACCTTGCGATATTGCGGTTCCTTCAGGGCCTTGTTCAGCTGAGTGCCAACGGACTTGTCCCACCCGTCCACGTTCTTGAACTTCGGCTTGCCAAATTCCCTGACCAGGTCCTGCTGAACCGGGCCGCGACTGAAGACGATCGGTCCAGTCACGGCGTTACTGCTTCCCAGTGAGCGGCGCGCCTGCTTCAAGAGATAGGCCAGATCAGCATCGTTGTACTTCGCGAGCTCCACAAACCCATGCCGACGCAGCCAATCACGGACAGCACCCCACATTTCCTTGATCTTCTGCTTGAACGACGGTCCCTTCTCAGCGATGTGAGCGAGAAGCTCGTCGGTCAGGATGGCGCGCTTCAAGCTATCGGACAGGCGGTCATCCTGCTCAAGCCCGTCTAGATATTCTGACAAGTCAATGTTGTGCTTCGCCGAGATGGCCTTGATGCCTTCCCATCCTCCGATTTTGTCTAGTAACGTGTTAAGCTCCCGTTCGTACGCCTTGCCGAAATAGGCGTGTGTCGCTGCGTGGCCATAGAGCTCGTGAAAAATCGTCTTTTCCAGATCCTCGGCGGACCGATGGTTGTTCTGCACCACATATACCGTATCGCCGTAAAGAACGCCTTTCGCCGTAGGCGCAACGCCCTGGCGCGCCGCGTCGTCGAGGATCGGCTTCGGCAGGTCGCTGAAGTCCCCAACTTTCTGCAGCCGGAAAGTCGCCCCGTTGAATTCCGAAGCGAAAGCGGAGCGGATCCGTTCGATGGTGCTGTCCGCTACCTCAGGCCCGATGGAGAGACGATTTCCTTCAGGGACGGCCGTGTCCTCCGCACGCGCAAAACGGGCGTCTGAGCCTGCGTTTGCTTTATTTTCCAAGCGGCGTAAAATCGAATCTAAGCCCGCCCCCAAGGCATCACGACTAAACGTAGGGGTGCCTTGCGTAGCAGTGGATTGAGTACCAACCTCGCCGCTCGCATCGGGCTCCCCTTCCTCCCAGCCGGTAAGCAACCAGGTTTTTTGCTTTCCGTGCTCATCCAGGGACAACACAGCTGTTGTCCCCTCGTGGCTGATTCGAACGGTCTTCTTCGGCGCGATGTATTTCACATCCGCGCCCACCGCAACGGTTTCGAGGACCCGCGAGATAACATCGATGCTGCGCTTGGATCCGATATGGACCAGCCCCTTTTTTGAATCCCCCCAAACGAGATGGACGTCCGGCGAACCGCCGTACTGAGCCAAGTCCGGACGCAGATTGACGGCTACGGCTTCGTCAGCACCATGCTGAATTTCTCTTGCAGCATTGACGATATCGCGGAGCTTTGCGTTGGCCTCTTCCGTAGCGTGCCCTCGGGAAAATAGCGCGACTCTCCCGCCTTCCGATTCGCGTGTTTCGACCGCCTGGAAGAACGCATCGAAGGCCGCCCGGATTGCTGGGATTTCACCGGCCGTCGGGTAGGGGTAACTGTCGTCCAGTTCGAAACCGAGCTTTTCCGCCGCTTTCCAGGTCTCCTCGCTGACGATGTTGGCAAGGTAGTCGTTCGATGCATTCTGGTCCTGCAATTTGGAGATCAGATAGGACTCGAAAGCGCGCGCCGACATTTCCGGCCCGGTCGTCCAGTATTCCTTGCTGCGCTTGGCATCCAGCTTGCTGGAGCGCGCGAGGAGCGCACTCTGCCGTATTGCCTTCACGACCTGGCCAAAGGCTGCGATCATTTCGCGGCGCACTTGGCCGCGGGACATGAAATTCGATCCGCGCGCAGCCAGCGACACATCCAGCGACTCGGTCATCATCTCGTCGCCCTTGTCGCGCATGCGGGAGAAATAGTTATCGAGTGCGTGCCACCACTCATGGCCCAGGCTGCCGGCACCAGTCCGTTTGGTCAAATTGATGACGATCTTGCCAGGCTCGTAGTGCGCTGCGGCTGGATTGACACCGCCGTTGCCGCGCGCGCCGAACGCCAGGCCGAGCTGGCCATTGAGTGAGATGGCGGCCGGCGGGATGCCAAGGACGGCAGCCATGTCCATCAGCGCGTCGAAAGCGTCATTTAGGTCCTGCTGGCGCCGCTTCTGTTCGACCCAATTGCCGAACTCCACGCCGCGGAACTTGAAGGTCTCGGCGAACATTTCCGGCGCCACATCCTGCCCGTTGCGCATATCCACGCCGACGCGCGGCTCGTTCATATCGCGGCGCTCGCGCGGGATTTCCTTGTATTTTTCCAGCTTGGCCTGCAGCGCGGTTGTGTTCTCGTCACGGTACTGGCGCGCTTCCTTGACGGTGTTGAACGGTCCTTCCAACTTCGCGTAATTGCGCCCGATCTTCTTGCCAACGAAATAGCCGTCGACGCCCCGTTCCGAGAAGAGATCGAAGGTCGGCTGCTTTGCCGCCTTGTCCATATCCAGCGAGTCGTATTTTGCCTTGAAGTTGGCAATGGCCTCTTCTTTGGTCTTGCCAGTGGCAATCTCGCGCGGCCAATTGCTGAAAGCGCTTGCTGCTGCATCTTTTTCGACCACCCACAAGGTGACGTTTTCCTGTCCCTTGTACAGGGAATAGTGGTGTTCCTGGAAGCGGATCCCTTCCAGCGATTTGGAATGGCCGACCTCCATGTACAGGTCGATACGTCCGGCGATGGGGCTTAGTTTTGATCCGATCCGCCCCATTTCGCGGCGCAATTCTGCCGCTGAGGTCTTTCCGTCCATGATGCCGTTGGCAAAGTCGCGCAGTGTCTTGACCTGCTCGGCCCATCGCTTGACCTTCCATGCAGAACGCGGCTTGGACGGCACTTCGTCACGCAATGCGCGCATAACAGCCACCACCTCACCATCCATGCCACTGTCGATCAGTTTCTGGTAATCCGGTGCCGGCCAAATTTTTGACAGCGGCTGATTGACGATATCGTCATCGCTGATTGCATTCAGGTCTTCCTTGAACGACGTCCAGACGTCCTTGCGTGCGCCGCCGATCTTCTCACCGAAGTCGGTGATAGGCTTGGCCGGATGCCCTGTCTGCAGTGAAGTGGGCGCTTCGGGCTTTGTTGCCGGCTGCTTCGCAGCTGCTTTGCGCTCTTTCAGTTCCTTTTCGGTCTTCGGTGCCGGCGCTTTTTCAGCCGGCGCCGGCTGTGGCACAGACTCTTCCGTTTTCGCCCCAGGCTTCTTGCTGACCTGATCCTTGGCCCAGTTATAGCCCTCCACATAGGACATGCGCGCATGGTGCAGTTCCTTGCCGGCGGCCGCATCGATGATGCCATCGCGGAACAGCTCAGCACGCGCATTGCCGGGCTTGATGCCTTTCTCTGTGATCGCCCGAGCGACGAGCGCCTGCACGTCGGGAGCAAGCCCGACTGCCAACTTCTGTTCTTTGACCTCGCGCTCTGTTTTCGGCGCTACCTTTTCAGCCGCCGGCGTGCTTTGCGTTGCTGCCTCTGCAAGCGCTTTTTGTTGAACTTGCGCGGATTCGGGCACATTGGTCGCATTCTCCTTCTTGCGGTTTTTTACTTCCTTCTCGGTCTTCGGTTTCGAAAACCACGTCTTTGTGTTCCCATTCTTCAACCAGTCCTTGAACTGATCCACGTTCACTTCAGTGATGGCAGCACGGCCGTTCCAGTCGGCCTCGTAATTCGCATGATAGGCGGCATCCGCTTCCTGCTTCGAGTCGAAGCCGACCATCACTTTGTGCTCATCGAACTTGCCCGACGTGGGATCGACCTGGTCGACCACGAACACTTTTTCGCTGGCAGGATTCGGGCCGATGAACGCATCCACATGGTCGCCATCGGCACCTTCGGTGCGCTTGATATATCCGTAATGGTTTTGCAGCGTGTTTTCCCACGCTTTGCCGTCCGGACTGACGCCGCGGCGCGTCGAGCCCTCCGGGTTCTCGATGGAGATATCAAGGCCCTGGACGACTACATGGCCTTTCTTGTAGTTGCCCGCCTCTTTCTGCGCGTCTGTCGGCTCGGGCAAGTCGTTGGTGGGCGAGGTCGCGGCAGTGTGGGCTGCGCCATCCACTGCATCCTTGCTCAGTGCCCCATCACCCGGTTGAAGACCGTACATCTTGCCCAGGGCAAGCGCATCGCCTGCGTGCTTTTCCATCAGATCCAGTTCCGCTTGCTCGTCCGCAGTCAGGCCGACGCCAGGTCGCTCGACATCCTGCGGCTTGCCATCTTCCCCGATGACCTGCTCGGTTTGCCCGTCGCGCTTGGCGAGCAAAGCTTCCCGCTTCATCTCGGCATAGTTCAGAATGTCTTGATCGCTGAACGCGTCAGCTACAGGACTGACCGGCTGTTGCACCGCTGGTGCGGCGGTGAGGGTCGCAGTTGGTGCCGCAGCCGGCGGTTGCGCAGCGGCAGGAGCCTCAGTTGGTGACGCGGCCGGCGGTTGTGCGGTGCCCGCCGAGGGTGCGGGCACGGCCGGGGCAACCGGACCGAGATCACCGGCAGGGATCCGGGTTGTCCCCGGATCAACTTCGCTTTCGCCTTTCAGATTCGGTGCTGGGCGGGCAACAACCTCCCTCTTCCCAAACGCATCCGCGGCGCGATTGATTTCGCGCGCAACCTGGCGTTCCGGCGTATCCAGTTTCTGGACTGCCGTGCCGATAGCCTTGCCGCCACCCATCATCAAGCCGCTCTGCATGACGGTTTGGACGAACGTGTCCGCCATCTGGCCAACCAGCTCGCGCACGCCTGCCTCGGTGTTCAAACCGATGCCGCCCCCCTCCTTGTCGACGCCAAACTGGCCGACCGTCGTCAGCTCTTCGCCGGGGACTTCCTTGATCAACGCATTGGTGAGGTTGCGAATCGCCGCATTGACGTCCCCTTTCGCCGCGGCCTTGATGCCGGCCAGGCTCTCATGCAGGCCGAATTTTTCTCCGATCACTTCCAGCGCAGCAAACTGCGCCGCGCGAGTAGCCGCCTCTGCCGGCGTTTGGCCTCGGCCACGGCCCTCGCCATACTCCTGGCCGAAAGACTGCACGAACATAGCCGAGAGCACCAGCGGCTCGCTGCCAGTGGCCACGCCACCGATCAGGGCCGGGATCTGCTGCGCGATAGAAGAGATCGCGCCTTCGAAATTGCGTTGCCAGCCGCTCTTCGGGTCGCCCATGGCGTCGGTGAAATTCTGCGACTCGCCCACGCGACGGGCCATGCCGGCAGCCATCGTGTCGGCACCGACCGCCTCGGCGGCGAACTGATTGAGTCCAAGCACGCCTTGCTTGAACCCTTCCACTCCCTTGACCGCACCGCGGACAGCCGGATTCGACCAGAACGGGTCGTCGTTGAATTTCTTCTGCGCGTCGAAATCGAAGTCGGTTTTACCGATGCTTCCGACCTCATCCCCAGGCACCGTGCCGCGCGCGGCGGCTGTCTTCGCCCACGATTCGGTAAGGTTGCTGTCCATGCCATCGCGAGCAAGGCGGCGCGCGCGCGCTTCTGCCCGAGGATCGAGCATGTCGGTGCTCGTGCTCGCCAGCAGCGCGCCGGCCTGCGCGTTGCGTTCCTTCGCAAGGATGCCGATGATGCCCGGCACACGTTCCATTGCCTGTCGTTGCTCGGGTGACGCAGAGTTGTAGGCGTTGTCAAAGTGCGTCCGGAATCGCTCTGAAATCGGCATAGAGGCTGATTTCGCCGGCTCGGCCGCCGGTAAGTTCGCCATTACACTCCCACGCATCGCCGGATCAGTCGGAGCCTGGGCGGGGCCGGTTGCTGACTGGAGACCGGCCGGATCGATTCCGCTCATCGGATCGACGACGCCGACACCTTCTCCCTGCGTAGTGAATGCACTCGACACTGCACCTTTGACGGCGTTCGCCGCTCTCGCCAACGGGCCGGGAACCTCGTCCTTCTTGGCCGTGAACTGTTCCCGCACCGCTGCGCGCTGTTTTGCGCCGATATTGGGGGCGATCCAGTAATCGAAATAGGCCTGCTTTGCCTGTGCCTTTTCGGAGTCCTGCAGCCCTTGGAATTCCGGCTTGTTCGCGATATCTGCCCACTTGGGCGCCTTGCTGAGATCCGGGGCGGCCGGCGCCGCATTGGCAGCGGGAACCGCAGCATCGCCAACGCGCTTGAGCACATCAGAGACGTAGGATGACACCGACTTCCCGTTGCCGTCTTTCTTGTCGGCTTTCCAGGCGTTACCGTCACCGGCGTTGACGTTACCGTCACCTGAAAAATATCCGGTGGCGATTCGTGCCGGATCGTCATTGAACTTCGTGCCGAGGTCACGCACGATACGCGCCATCACAGCCAGGTTGTGGTCCGGGTTGTCGATCTGCTCGCCGGGCTTGGCATACCTGCGGAAGGTATCCGGCATAATCTGACCGGCGCCGCGCGCGCCGTCGACGCTGGTAACGGCATTTTGGCCGTTGTCAGACTCCTGACCGAGCAGCGCGCCCATGACGGTGCGCTGTGCCGCGCTCAAACCCTCGCGTGAGGCCACGGCGTCAACGGTGGAGGTCGAGATGGGACTTGCCTTGACGGGAGCCCTTGTTTGTACAACCGACTTGTCGTCGAGCAGGCCGGAAAGGTTTGAGGAAAGGGAATTCGACGGAACAGAGTCGGTTCGTGCCCTTCCTGAACCAGCTGATGTTGTAGATAGAAAATCGCCGAGATGCTGGTTCAGTTGGTCCATATTGTCCGGTCAGTTAAGGTATGCCGATGAGTTCCTTCACTTTCGGATCGATTGTAGGGACGCTCGGGGTATTCGATGCCGGCGCCGGTAACCCTGGGCTATCGCTGTGCAGACGGTCGTACATGTCCCCGAACGTCTTTTCCATCTCCACAAGATCGGCCGATTTCGTACCAGGCATGATCGAGCCTTTGACCAAATCGGCAACGAACGCAGCCTTGGTCTTGCCGCGGGCAGAGCGCACCATCGACCACGCGGCGTTGGGGTCCTTCGCCACGCCGTTCTTGATAAGCCATTCGGCTGTCTGGACTTCGGCCGGCGTGTGCTGGTTTGCCCCCTTGAGGCTCTCCGGCGCTGTAAATAGCGCAGAAGCCTTTCCACCTTTGACGCCGACCAGTATTTCGCCCGGCTTGAGCGTCTTCAATTCGGATGCTTTCTGACGTTGGAACGCGGACGCGAGCTGACTGGCAGGCACGTCCTTGTAGGTGCCGTCGGACGTCACCATGCGATAGGCCCGCGTGTCGACGCCGTTCTCGTTGCTGCCGACTGGCTGGATGTCGACAAACTTCTTGCCGTCGGTATTCGGGAAAAAGCCGGGGATCGCTGCGACCTGGTTGGCGAACTGCAGTAGACCTTCCTTGTCGTTATCCATGATTTTTTGAGCAAACGTGCCGAATACCCGGTCGCGCGCTTGATCTTGCGTGATCGTTCCTTGTGTCAGTTCCGAAAAGATCTTTTGCGGAAGTAGTTTGCTTTCCGCTTCGGCAGTGGTCAAACCCATGTCGTTTTTGACACGCTGCGTTTTCTGCTCTGTCGGTAACTGATCGAGCCCGAATTGCGCCTTTTCCTCGGCAATTTGGGTATTCAACTTCTTGACGCGGGACTCGGCGGGCAGCGTGTCCAAGCCAGCGTCGCTTTGCGCGCGCGTCAGTGCGAGCCGCGACTTCTCGGCGGCCATCTCATCCGGCAGCGTTTCCAGTCCCGCATTGATGCGTGCGGTGCCCAGTTCGCGCTGTTTAGTCAGGTAATTGCGATCCTCGATATCGCGCTGTGCTTGAATGGCCGCATTGCCGCCGATTGCGAGCTGTGACAGGTCCATCGTCGATGCTCCTTAGATTCCGAATTCCTGCATGTTGTCGCTGAAGTCAAAGCCGCGCCCGCTCATGCCCGTGCCATAAGTTGGGTCGGTAGTCGTCGTGCCACCAGATGAGCGGTTTATCTTGTCGATCACGTTCGTGGCCAGCGTTCCCAGACCCGCTGCGGTGGCATCGCCGCGACGTTGCGCGGCTTGCGCGAGAGTGGAGTTTGTTTGTGCAGCACTTGCCAACGTCGTCGAGGCTTGGGCCGGCAGACCCTTGCCGAGTCCCAGGGCATCCACTTTTCGCGCCCACGCCATATCCTGCACGCGCTGGCGTGCAGCATTTTGTTGCGTGGCGTCGACTGCAGCCTGCTGCCCGTCAAGGTCGGCAAGTGTCGCCGCATATGCCGGACTGGAAGGGTCCAGACCAGGCGTGCGGGCGAGACGCTCACGTGCCTTTCCGAACTGGGAAGACACCGTCGCCGAAGCGTCACCAGCGGCCTTGGCAAAGTTTTCCGGAGTATCGTAGCTCTGTGCCTCAGTCACGAGCGATTTCTCCAGCGGTTGATACGTCTCCTTGTAATGCTCCCACTGGTCGAGGCCGATCTGCGCCTGAGTGGCGGCGGCGTCAGCGGCAGCGTCGCCGGACCTGTTGGCCTTTCTGTTTAACATGGCGCCGCCGACCGTGGCGATCGCCGAACTTGCTACCATTGCCCATGCCATGTCATTTCTCCTTCAATTGCAAGGCCTCTTCATCCGTTTCCAGCACGTCGAAGCAGGGCGCGATCAGGCGCGCTTCGAGCGCTTCCAGGTCCGTCTCATCGCCCGGATTGGGGTGGATCGTCGTCCACACGGTGTCCTCGTGCGCATAGCCGACCCTCTTGGTCCCCGGCGGAGACACCAGGGTGTACGGTGCCTTGATCCGGACAATTCCGTCTTCGGTCAGCACCGAGATTTCGCCTTGCGAAATAATGTTGATCTGTTCAAACCGATGAATCTTGCCCGTCAAGACCGTTCCCTTGGGGATGAACAGTTCACGCGCATACAGGCCTTGCGCGAAATGATGATTGACCGGCAGATCAATCGTTTCACCGCGTAGCAATTCCTGTTCAAGACGCAACACTTTCTCCCGCATTGGCAACCCGGTAGAACCGATGCCAATGATGGCAATCGGTTGTTCGACGGTTTCAGACGCGGTTTTGCTCATGACCCTATCCTAAATGCGGTTCAGTTATTCGATGGCTTCGGATAGCGCGCCTTGACAGCCGCCACCTTGGCCAGGTACGCCTCCATCTTGCTGGCGTCCCCTTGCAGCTGCCAATACATGGCATCGGCAAAATCAGACAGCGGCGGGTACTCCTGACGCCTCTGCTGCTGATAGGACAGCATGACCGGCGCGACGGTGCGGCGCACCAATTGACCATCACGCACGGCATACTGATTTCCGACGATTGGTTCCTTGACGATCAGGACCGCTTGTCCGGTACCGGCCTGCTTTTCGACGACGGTCTTGGCGCAGGTTCCGGACTTCTCAACTTCGCCGTCGGCCAGTCGGTACACCACAAAATGGACGTTCACCGCTTCGCTCCCAAGACGATCATGCTGCGCGACGTCACGCAGTAGGTGGTGGCCGGCGCGACTAGCCGGACCTGCAGCTTGTAATTGTGCCAGCCGGCGCTGCACGCAAATGGCGCCGAAAACGGGATATTGGTCGAAAAGCCATTCGGCACCGATTGCGCTGCCTCCATCGAGGCGCCGCCATCCTGCAGCACGCGCATTAGGATCGAGCTGTCGCCGCCGCCGTCGAACGCCAGGAAGTTCGCCGTGCACTGCACAATCACCAGGCTCGGCGCGACGCTGCCGAAGTCCACCCACATGTCCAGCACTTCCATCCAGTTTGTCGACAGCGGCGCGGTCTGCGACCAGCCGCTGACCGCCTGCGGGACGGTGACGGAGTGCCCGGCCAGTTTTAGCGTGCCGATCTCGGCGTCGCCGATCATGGCGCTGGTGATCGATGCCGCCTTGATCACGGCCATATCCATGTAGACGCCGGGAGGCACATACTGGCCCTGCACATAGCTGCCGACGGTCTGTACGATGAATGGCACGCGCGGCGCGATGCCCGGCCCTGTCGGACTACCGATAGCGAAGCGGTCGGCCCGGACAATGAACTCCGATTGCGGCTGTGGCCCATTCTGCGTCTGCAGTAGCCCGTAGCCGGTCACATAGCCGTTGCTATCGATGCGCACGCCGTATTGGCTGCTGATCGCACCGATCGCATTGACCGACGATTCAGCGGTGACCTTGATCGCCGAAGAGGAAATGATGTTTCCTTGCGGGTCGCGAATTGCTGCCTGTACCAGATTCCAATTGGTCGCGACGGCGCCTGCCGTGTTGGTGATCCCGCTGGAGCCGGATTGCACGATGGCGCTGTTGTTGCCAACGGCTGACCAAAGCGTGTTGATTGCCTGCGCGAGGGCATTATCAGAATTGGTACGAAACTGATTTGCCTGCTGAATGCCGGCCTCGGCCTCACCGACACGCACTCCCATTGCGTCAAGTGTCTCAAGCAGCGCCGTGTCAGCATCCTGCCGCTGTCGGACCTCTGTTTTGAACGAAACTTCGACCTGATTTATACGCGAGAACAGTCCGCCCGGCTTATCAATCAGGTCGATGCGCGTCCCTAACGCCTTGAACAAGGGCGACTCGATGACCACGGCTTGCAAGTCGTTGACGATACGGCTGATCTGCGCCGGCGTAATTTGCACATTTTCCGGCTGCGCAAACTGGTTGCTGTAGTTGCCGCCAACCACCGACCGCCCGGTAGACAACCCGAGTTCTTCGGCAGTAACAAAACGCTTGCCGCCCTCCCCGACCTGCCCGTTGCGCACATTCAGCCCGTCGACAATCGCGCGCAAAACGTCTCGAACATTCGAATCGGTGATCGCCTCCAAGGCCGCAAGGTTGATGCTCGGAACGTCAGGCATTACAGCTCCCGCAGGCCGCGCGCCGTCTCGGCAACCCTGATTTCCCTGAACCGGCCGGTGCCTTCGACCTGAATCTGCCAGCGGTCCGACTTGAAACCGTCAGGGAGCCGAAACTGTGCATTCCCTGTTACCGCCTTGGTGCGACGCAGGACCATCGATCCATCCTTCTTATTCGAGTAGAACTTGACGGTCCATGCGCCGTTGCATATCACTTCGGCGAAACCAAGATTCAACGGGACCGGGATGACGATTTCTTTCGACTTCCAGGCGGCGGTCTTGTCTGAGCCGCCGGCGAACTGATACAGGCCGGTACCGGCGGCGTAGTAGCACTGGTCGGCCACCGGGGACACGAATGTGCATGCTGCCGAGAAACCCGGTAGATCGGCCATCGCGCCTTTAGCCTCATCCAGTCGAATCAGGAAAGCTGTGAAGGCGGTGGTCGACGAATAGACGATCAATCGCCCGTCCCACACGGCGAAGCGCATGGACGACAGGCCCGCGCCGTACAACCGGCGCCAGGTATCTCGCGTAAAAAACTGTTCGGAGTAGTCAAGGGTCGCCTGCCCACCGGACACGACCACGATTCCATCGTTACTGGCATAGGCGATCGCGCCGCCGACATCCGCGATCGCATGCTTGGTCGCACCTGCCTGCTGCAGGCCGATTTTCGTTTCGCTCATCGCATCCGGCGACACGCCGGAAAACATCACAGCCCTCTCCGCCGTGGTGACCAATACGCCAGCGCCATGCGCGATACCATTGACGATCGCCTTTCCCAAGCGTTTCACATACTTCGGTGGCCATGCCCAGGGCTTGAACGCTTCAGAAAAATGCAGTTCGTCGCCCTTCCACGCACATAGAATGCCGTTGGGCAGTTGCATGAGCCCGACCAGTAGCGGATTCGGCGGGTAGTATTCGTGCGACGCCAACGGCTCGTTGAGGCCGGCCGGATTCGGCTTGCTGGTGAAGGTGAACGTCGACCCGCTTGCACCGAGCACGGTCACGGAACCGTCGTAAAAATAGTCTGCGATCTCAGATCCGGTTGGCGTGCGATAGAAGCGGATCTCCTTGATCGGAGCATAATCGCCTGTCTGTGCGTCCAGTGTCGCGCGGGCGACAACATCCAGCGTAGTCGCGGTCGTAATCAGCGCCGGAGCGCTCGGCGGACCTTCTTCGCCATACGTGTTGACGTAGGTGTATCGGTAAGCGCGCGTCTCTTTCGACGACTCAGGCACTTCCGATGACAGCGCCAATGAATAGCTCGCCTGGCCATCGTTCTTCAGGATATCCAGCTTCCAGAACATACCCGACCTGTTCAAGGACGAGTTGGCGCTGTAGATATCGAATATCGTGTTGTTGGTCACCGGGTCGACGGCGGTAAGCCGAATCACAGGAAATGCCTGCTCCGGGGTCGGGGTGACGTTACTGTTCACGTTGTCACCGCTGTTCGTGTCGTCCTCGTTGCTCTTGAGGATCGCGTACTGCGACATAGAAAACAGCGTCTCCAGTTCGTGCGTCAACCCGAACTGATCCTTGACTTCGACACCACTGAGGGTGCTCCCCTTCGGTAAGGTGCCGCTTGTGCTTTCCAGTGTGAAAGTTGTAGCGCTGGTGACCGTGATCGGCACCTGCTGCAGGTCCGTCCACACGAGCGTCTCGCCTGAATCACCCTGGCTTACTTCGTGGCGGTAGCCGGTGATAATGAACTGCCCGACGGGGTTTGTGTCGCCGGTCGCCATCTTCGGCGGCGTGAAGGTCCAGCGCTTTTTCGCTTCGACCTCGGTCAGCGTGATCGCCTGCTCCTGGTACTTGACGCCGGCGTACTCATAGTGGAACCGGGCTGAGAGCGTGGCATTCGCCAAGTCAGGCAGGCCGGTGACCGACAGAACTGGCGCCGCCGCGGGCCGTGGCACGCCAACGCGGTAGCTCGCCCCTGGCTGCCCGCCATTCGTCGACATTCCCGCGCGCTGCGTAACGCGAAAATCAGTCGGCGTGGTGAAGTAGATGCGGTCGAACGTGTCGGCCGCCATAGGCGACTTGACGGCATTCACATCGAACGGCCAGGTATAGAACTTCAGGCCGTCGTCTGTATAGATCGACTGGGGCGAATTTGTGACCGTCTGCACGAGGTATCCGTCTTTCGTGTTACGCAGCTCGCCGTAACCGAAATCGCAGTTTTGGGCGACGGTGGCCGCCGTCGGCGGCAGCAGCGATTCGCTGGTGCGCGGGTACAGTCCGCCGAACATATCGAATTTGAATCCGCTCATCTGCCACCCTTGCGTACTGCCAGCTTGAATTCCAGCATATTGGCGAACTCTTCTGGAGAGATCAGCCGAGTTCGGTCCGACCAGCCGGCGTCGACATAGACACTCACACAGTATCCGGAACAAACGAGGATTCGACGTTGCCGGCCACTGACCTTCAAGCGAATCCAATTCAGAAGGCCGATCGCGAACAGCGCGGCGGTGCCGTATTCAATCTTCTCGCGCAGGTTGGAAAAGATCGATTTCACAACATGTGCTTCGGAAACTTCCGGCGGCCGGCGATAGACGTCAAAATCAAAGTCCGTGAGCTGTGACAACGGAACCAGATGGTTACCGCCACCATTTAGTTCAGCCATCCACAGCCCCTCATCCACCCATAGCGCAATGCCGACATGGGTGTGCGGCCCGTGGGTGAAGAACCGCGTCGCCAGCGCGAGCAGCGAATCCTTCCGGCGCACGGCGATCAGGTCGCCGGTATCGATCAGACTGCGGGCTTCGTCATAGCGCATGAATTACTCCTGGTAGTGCTCAGGCCATCCAGTCGAAAAATCGTAAGTTGCCGGGTTCTCCGCCGCTTCCATGGCAGCGCGGTGCGTCTCTGCGGCGTCGAAGATCGCGGCATCGAGGACAATGCCGTTGTCGAGGATCTGGCGCAGCCTGGCGACGGTCATTGGTACCTTGACGCCGGACATGGTCTTCCATGCCGAGTGGATGACGACCGTGTCGGCCCAGCCGGCGCGAATCGCCTTGGAATCGAGGATGCCGTATTGGGAACGGCTGGGATCGTCGCTGTGAAACCAGTAAGGCACGTCGGCGATCAAGACCTTGACGCCGCCGGACTTGCGGCGGTCGCGCTCGGCCTTGATCTCCTCCCAGCGCGCGGTCTTGGCCTGTGCGAGATAGGCATCCTTCTCTGGCTGCGACCAGTTGCGGATAGTCCAGCCCTGCACCCAATTGCCGCCGGCATCGAGCGTGGGCGCGGCCGGTAAAACCGATTGGAACGCGGTGACGGCGGGCTGCGGTGCGGCCAGCACCACATCGGCGCCGTAGGCATTGATGAGGGGGGCCGTCAGCTGCTCGGGCAGGGTGACTTGCTTGCCGGCTGCGGCGCCTGCTTCCTTGACCAGTTCACGGAAGCTGCTTTCGGAAACGACGGCGCCAGTGCTGCGGATTCTGATGTCCATGATGGGTCCTTATGCGATGGCGAAGAAGATATAGCTTCCGCCATTGACGTTAAGCGGCGAGCCAGCGGGCAGCTCAAATCCGCTTGCATGCGGGTCGATGTAATCTGTGCCAGTCACTTCAGAACTGGTTGAGTTCAGCAGCAGATAGGGGTCATTTCCGGAAACAATCCCGCGAACGCTGTCCCATAGATAGAAATTCGCAGCACCAATGTCCGTTCGGTACAGGAGAGCAAACCGAGCCCCCGCGGAAAAACCACAGTCAACGACGTGAATCGCGCCCGTTCCGTTGTATCCGTCGACCTTGCTGACGCCTGGCAGCGTAGCGATCAGCAACGCCATGAACTTCTTCGTCGAATCGTTGACCACGCCCGCTGTGCCGACAGTGAATTGCGTCGCGGTGGGTTCGGTGTTGTTCCAGATGGTCGAGTCGGTGTTCGGTCCGTTATTACCATTGAGCTGGAAATATTTAGTCGCGCCGAGGCTTGCGTGATACCCGCGCCAGCTATACGCCCCGTCGAGGCTTTTCGCAATGATCATCTCAGGGGTGACGGTAAGATTGTGACTCTCTGCGTGGGCTACATCGGTGCCTTTGTATACGACCTCATCGAAAACCCCAGGGTAGCGACGCAGGAAATGGTTGATGAAGGTCGATGGGTTGTTGTAGTTGATGACGTCCTGGAACGAATCGGCGCCGACGCTGATGCCATCCATATCGAAGGAGGTCAGCGTCGAGGAATCGGTGGCTTCTGCCGCCGTCGAGGATGAATTCAAACGCTTCGTTGCACCACGCAAACGGTCGAACCAAACGGTACCGCGCGAGCCTTCCCGACGCGTGGCCAAGGCAACATCCGGAGGAAACCCAACTCCGGTTATGGCGGCAGCAGCCCCCGTTCCGCTGCGGGAAATCGCGTTGTACACTTGCATCCCACTCGTCGGCTTCCTCATCGGGCCGCGACGGATGGCGGCATAAACAAACGTGGTCGCCGCACCGGCTCCGGACATCGTAAAGCCAGTGGCTGTCGGGTCTATAACACCGGAAGATGAGTTGTCCTCAGCATTGGCCAGGTTTGCATAGAGCAGTTTGTCATTTCCGCCAACGGGCATGCCGCGCGCGTTGTCGGTAATGATCCAGTTACCTATTGCGTTTGAAGCCTTCCAAGGCACAAACTGCGGCTCCCACCCAAGCGTCACTGTCGCATTCCCGCTACCATCCGTCGTAAAGCTCCCGCACTGGATCAGCCCATCAGCAGAGGTATCGTGCGCATACGCTTCGATGTGATAGGTGCCGTTAGCAATCACGCCATCAACCAGCGTCAGCGTCGTGCCGGATACTGTGATATGGCCGAGCGTTGCCTCTGCTGCGGTTGTCTCACCAATCAGCAACTTGCCTGCGGTGAGAGAGCGGTGCCACACGTACCATGAGCCTGTGCTATCGGTGCGCTTGACCTTGACCATGCCGACCGTTCCGAGCGTGGAGAGGTCAACTGTGGCATTGCTGCCGGCGGACTTGGTGGCGGTGGTGACAAGGAAGAACTTGAGGGCGTTGCGGAACGACCAACTTACGATATTATCTCCGCTTGTATTAACACGGACATTGGCACCGACGGAAAACCCGTTGCCTGTGAAGCTAGTTACGGTATCCGTAAATGCCGCATTTGCATTTGTCAGGTTGGTACGAAGCAAGTTGTTTGCGCCGCGTACAGTGTCGTGAACGGCATGATCAACAGTGCCGCTTGTGCGGTCTTTTATGTGCACCTGCCCGCCATACGTTGATAGATCAATCCCGTTTGTGATCGTCTGCGTGGAGCCGTTGCCGGTGTAGGTGTAGGCGCTGAATACATCCTCGATATAGGTCTTGCCAGACGCCTTTTGTGTGACGCGGTGCGTAAGCATCAGATGTTCTGCCCTTTGATATAGCCGATCGTTTCGGTACCGTCCTGCTCAAACACGAACACGTCTTGCTTTCCATTGACCGAAGTCGGCGTCGGCGGGGTGCCACCTGCCCATTTGAGTGTGCTGCCGCCGGTAACAGTCCATGTCAGGGAATGAGCGCCACCATATTTCACGTTGACCTGGAATTCCTTGCCGGCCGCTGGTGCCGGCAGGTTGATCGTCGCATTGGCGTTGGTGGTGAAAACGTGCTTGGTGCCGTTGGCCAGGTCGACGGTGAACGTGGAGCCGGCCGCGGGGGCGCTGGTTGTCTCGGTAAAGTTGGTGACAGTCGGGTTTGTCAGCGTGCCATCGATTTCTTGCGCCAGGCCGTCGAAAATTGCCCTGACTGCCCGCATTTCGATGCGCGCGCCCGAAGGCCACGCCGCTGCGGCCGTGCCGTCCTGTGCGCGCACGACGGTCAACGCATCAGCGACGCGCGCCGTGACCTTGACCACCTCCCACGCGTTCTCGACGCCGTTGGAATCGGTGCCGACCAGCGTCGCATAGAAGTAATTTCCGCCGGAGATTGCCGGGAAGCGGGATCCGGTACCGGTGGTCAGGTTGACGGTGGTCGCAGAATTGCTGATGGCGCCGTCCAGGGCGCTATAGGCATTGTTCGCGAACAGCATAATGCCCATATCAGGTTTCCTTTACGGTGATCTTGAATTCGCCTTCGAGCACGCGGCCGTCGGCCGTGGTGGCGACCGCCGTGAAGGTGTAGGCGACGCCGTGGACGCCCCCTTCAATCCAGATTTTCACGCGCGGATCATTGATGTAGACGGCGTCCACGGTGATGGTGTTGATATCGGGCGTGACCGTGCAGCTTTGCACATTGTCGCCGTCGGTCAACTCATCCTCGAACGTTATGTCGTAATCCTTGCGTTCACGCGGCTGCTTTTTGAAAACCCCGAGTAGCGCCATGGTTCATCCTCAAACAAAAATCATGACGCGATCCTCCGCCGGGAATCGCATGACGCGATCCTCCGCGGGGAACCGCATGGTGCGTTCTTCCGGCGCCGCGACGTCGGCATTCGCAAAGGCCTGCGCAATAGCGGTAGCGGTGCCGGATCCCGTTGCGGTTGCGAGTGTCGTGCGCGTAGGCGTGACAGCGGCGACGGCGGTTGCACTGGCGGCCGCGTTGGCCTGATACAAGCGGCTGCCGACTGTGCTGACGACCGTGACGCCAGCCGTGGCATTGACTGCTGCCTGGTAATGCACGGTCGACATCAGCGTGCCTTGCGTTGCACCGGCAGTAGCGAGCACGGCGCCGCGGCGCTCGCGCGTGGCGTTCACTGTCGCGCTGGCCGATGCGGTCGCGAGCACCGTCCCGTAGGCGGTGCGCAGGCTCTCTGCTTGTGCCGTGCACGAACAGACCGCATTGACGGTGCCCGGGCGCTCCAGATACGCAGTCGCATCACTCTCACTTTCACCGAAATCGAAGCTGCCGAAGGTGGCGATGATCGCGATCTTGCTCTGATCGATTACTGTGGTGGCGCCAGCCATGGCGCCGGGCACATAACCGTCAAGATGGTAGGTGGTTTCCCCGCTGCGCAAGACTCGCTGATCGGCGCGTCCGGCGGCAGTCGCCACCGCCGAGACGACGCCGTTAGCGGTACGCAAACCTGTAGCCTGCACGCCAGAAGCGGTCGCCGTGACATTAGCCGCGCCCGGCCGCACCAGATGTGCATCGCAATGCACAACAGAGCTGCTGGCCGATGCGGTCGCTTCGCCGAGCTTGTCGGCCGGGATGGCCAAGCCTGTCGCACCTGCCTGGGCGGTGGCGCCGGCCGATACCATTCGCAAGACTGCCGCGAGGCCGGTGGCGCTTGCGGTAGCGTGCACGCTGGCTGCACGTGCGAGCGTCGGCGCAATGGCGGACGTGGCGCTGGCCGTGGCCGATGCGGCAGCCTTGTAGGTAACGGAAGCCGATGCAGTCGCTGCGGACGAAGCGGTCGCCGCGGCCGCAGCGCTGGTAATGCGGGTTGTGCCGGCTGCCACCAGAACGGCTGCGGCCGTAGCGGCGACGGTGGCGCGCACGAACCACGGCGCGACCGGAGCGGCGCCGTTTATCGTACTGCCATTGACAAACCCGCTATTGAACATCGTCGGCTATTAGTCGAGGCCGAACACCACAGCATTGGCGGCAAACGACAGCACGTCACCGGGCGCGAGCGTCTTGGACGATGACAGGGCTGCGTAAAACAGCCGGTTGCCGGCGACGGCGGCATCGTACAAGGCGATGTGGGTGATCGTGACGGAGGCGACCGGGTTGCCGTTGGCGTCAAAGGTGATCAAGGCAGAATTCTTGGTTTGGCCGTTGCTGTCGAGCGCAGTCCACGCCGAGGCCTTGCGTAGGTAGCCGGCGTAAGCCGTTTCTGTGCCGCCAGAGGCCTCGCCGGGGTCTGACTCGAACAGCGCCATGTAGACGGTGGCCGGCGGTGTGACGGCGTTATTGCGCAGGAAGTGTTCAACAATCTTTTCTTCCAAGTAATTGGAAAAGGCGCCCATTTCGAATCTCCTATAGCGGTATCAAATGTCAGTGGTGCGAGGTCGTGCGAATCGCGGCGCGAGTCAAGCTACGAGCAGCGTCGGCACTCGCACCTGCGGCCGCCGCGTCGAAAATCGATTGGTAATACAGCGCCGTCTGCTGGTCGCTCCACGGCTTCTTCGGCATGCGCATCAATTTCGCCTTGGCGCCGGCGGAAATGCCCTCAAAATACTTCGCCCATATCCATGCCGGGAATGAAGTGGAATTTCGACGCGGGGCAAGAGCCAGCGTCATTTCCAGGCCATTGACGTACGTCTCACTCGGCACGCGAGCCAACACGACGGACGTGGTGTCTTGCTGCATAAAGGCACTGATCGTTCCACCGCTGGTCCGCCAAGTTGGGTTGGCCGCCTTCAGCGCATCTTCGGAAACCGGATCGCACGGCGCACCGTTCACGGATAGGACAATGATGTCGACCACGTCGGCACCAACTGGAGGTTCAAGATCGTAGGTGTTGTTCCCGGCCTCCACATCCTGCGAATCGGCGGCGACGCGCCAAACGGTCGAACGTTGGCAGAACTCGATCACGGAATTGCGAATGGCGTATTCGGCGAGCGCAGGCGGTACACCGGGAAGCTCTGGGAGCACATCGTTGAAGCAGTCGGTGTACTTGGTCGAGATCATGCTATGTGCTGGTGATTAGATTCTTGAACCGTTCCAGTTCCTTCTGCTCGCGGTTGGCGTTCACGTGCTCGTCATCCCGCGTTTCAGCTCGGAAAACGATGTAGTGCTGGATCGCGGCCTCATGCTGTGCGCCCAAGGGAAAAGTATCGTCGAGCTCCAACAATTCGACAGGCTTCCCGTAGCTGCCAAAGCGCAAATCAGGTCGAACCGAATAAGCAATGGCCACGCCGTCGTTTAGAAAGCCCAACAACTGGGGGTCGGAATACCGCTCCTTGTCGTTGTCGTTGAGCGGGGTTCGCGCGCGATCGATAACATTCTGGACGGCGGTCATGTCACACCAGGCCGGAAGGATCGATTTCCTTTTCCCACTGCTCCAGTTGGTCCAGCATCAGCTTCTTGCTGAGGGCGGGGTCGAGATCCTTGTTGAACTTTTCCTTTGCGTAGACGGTCAGTTCGGTCTTGTTCATCTTCTCGACCGGCTTCTTCAGGTCAGCTTCGGACACAATGACCTGGTTGCCCTCCGGGTCGGTCGCTGTAAGCGTCACGGGTGCTGTCACCGTGGCTTCGTCCGCCCGGTTCACCAAGGCCCATTGGTCCGGGTATTTGATCAGAATGCGTGCCTGGGCTTCGGTGACGGTCTGCACGTCGCCATTGCCGTCCCACTGCTTCTTGGACCCGGCGACGTTATCGAAAGCCACCGGCTTCCGGCCAACGTACTGCACATCCACAAGGTTGATATCGGCCATTTCGGTGCTCCTTGTTGGCTTATTGGAAAATGGGGCAGCCGAAGCTGCCCCACCACTTCGCTATGGCGTCGACGATCCGACGGGTTACTTTCCGCGGAATTCGAAGCCGAGGACGACGTCCAGCAAGCCGGTAGCAGCAGCGCCCCCGACGGTGGCCGTAATGTAAGCGTCGTAGTCGAGCACGACCGGTGCCGCGCCCGAATCGGTTTTCGCAACTGCGTTGGTCGCCGTGGCGGCGATCAAGGTGGCAGCACCGCCACCGGCTTCACCGTTGACGTACTCGAAGCCGACGGATACGGTAGTTCCGGCGCCCAGTGCGGCGTTGATCATCTTGCAGCTGTAGACCTTGGTGCCGGCGAACAGCTTGACCAAGCGCACTTTGTCGGCGATCTGAGCTGCCGCCAAGGTGACCTGACCGTGGGCATGCGCCGCCGGACACTCACCGCTGTACTGGACGTTCTGCAGGGTTGGGGCATTGATAGTTGCCATTTCGTTTTACTCCTGAATGAGTGACGAGGAAGGGGTGTTGCCACCCCTAACCTGCTGATTACGAACCGAGCAGCGTGCGGCCAGCGGCCGACGCGGGATCCGGAGCGTACGAATCGACCACTGCCACGCCGAAGTCGGTGTCTGCGCCATCGATCTTGAAGCGGATCTTAGCGCTGCCGGTCATCGCTGCCGCGACGGTTTCGACCGAGTTACCGTGGTCCACTTTCTCTTCCGACCAGTCATAGAAGTAGTCGGAAGCTGACGAACCGTACGCCTTGGCCAGGGCTTGCGCGCCGACGATAATGGCGCGATCCACCGGTTGTGCAGTGGCGACCGTCGACTCGGTGTAGGTCAGACCATCGGCGCCGCCGGTGTCTTTGATTACGCTGTCGCCAGCTGCGAAGCGAATCGCGTAGCGGTTCATGCGTTTGATCAGCACACCGTTCCACATGATCGTCTCGTAGGCATCGAAAAGTGGATGCTTGACGCCGGACGACTTGCGCTCGAATGCATTCTGGATCGCGGTGCGCCAGGTCGTTTGGCTGGTACGCGACTGAAGGTACAGCCATTGGCGTTCGGTCACGAACATGACCCAGAGCGGATCATTCCATGCGCGGTCGTCACCCTTGATCTTCACCGACTGCAGTACCGACGGAGATTCGCGCAACTGAGCAACGATCCTATCGATATCCTGCAGAGTGAGCGCGTCATTCGTGCCAATATCGTCCGGGCCGGTCGCATCGTTGGCTGCAAAGTAGCGGTTCTTGGTCGGCGCCTTCACGGTATTGACCATGATCTCCGCGAAATCGCTGTCGGATTGCAACGGCACCACCCAATCGGTGGTTTGCTGCGTGCCGCGCGCGCCGGCCAGGTGGACCAGTGCAGATTGATCCTCAAGCCGCTGCATCCATGCTTGCAACCCGGCCATGCTGATATTGCGCAGATTGTGGACCGTCCGCTTTTGCGTCATCTTGCCGCCAGAATCGGCGCCGCCACGCACCTGGTCGATGCGCACATCCATGCTGGAGTACGTCAATTGCATCATGCGGCCTTCGATGCGCTTGTCGCCCATCGTCGGTTTGCCTTGCAGGATGTTGAACAGATCGATCGAAACGGTATCGCCCGCACCCTTGGCAAGGTCGCCCGCTTTGACAATCGGATAATCCGGGCTGGTCTGGCCCTTGGCTTTCGCTGCGAACGAACCTTCTTTCGGCATTTCGCCTGAAATCAGGTTCATGAAGCCCGGCGCATGCTGCACGCGGGTGAACAGGCCCACGGAATAGACTTTCCGTGCGAGGGCGCTGCCGATTGGGATGTTGGTAGACATATTCGTCGTTCCTCAATTAAAGGTTTTGAAAGTACGCATCCAGTTTTTCGGGCGACATTTCGGCCAGCTTGGCGGCAAGCTGTAGGGGCGTCATGTTCTCGATCGCTTCCCGTTCATCCTTCGCCGGTGCTTCGCCCACAGGGAAATCGGAGAGAGAAGTTGGCACATCCGTTTTCGTCGCTTTCGCGGCGGCAGCGGCTGCAGCCTGCGCTTCCTTCTTCAACTGCTCTGCGCTCTTTTCAGCTGGGGGTGTGTTCCTGGCAGGTAGCTTGATCTCGCCAATTTCGGCTTCAACCAGCTTGACGACTTGAGCAAAGCGTTCTTCCAGAGATTTGCCGGCCCACCGCGGTGACGTACGGAGCGTCTTGTCGAACTCTTTGGCAAGCTCGTACGCGTCCTTGTCGGTTGCGGCGATATGCGCAAGTTTGGGAGTGGAATCGATGGCGTCCTGCACCATTTCCGCTGCGGTTCGCTGCCGATCCTCTTCAACACTGCGCACGCTGTCTTCGACAGGTTTCAACTTCGATTCCAGCGCTTGCGCAGCTTTCATCGATGCCATCAACCCCTTGTAGACAGTCGGGAAGTTCTCCTTCAGATCTGCCAAGTCTTCTTCGGACAAGTCGGTAAGGGGATCCTGCTCTTTGGTGGGGGCGTCACCGGTTTTCGTCCCGTTTTGAGCGGCCTTTACCTGTGCTTCGAGCGCGGTTACTCGCTCCTGTGCTTCTCGCGCCAGTTGCTCTGCGCGTGCCGCACGGTCGCGTTCACTCTTCAGTACCGAATACGGGATAACGTGTTTGCCATCCTTCGTGGCCACGCCGTCGGGTTCCGGTTCAGGCTTGTCGTCCGTTTTTCCTGCTGCATCCTGCTTGGCCTTCTCCGCAGCGACCGCTTGCGCGGCTGCGTCCTCTTCGGCTTTCTTGGCGGCGGCTTCCGCCTCCGCTTGCGCCTTTGCTTCGGCGCTCGCAGCGTCGTCACTTGCGGCTTGGGTTCCCAAAGGTGCCCCTGCTTCAAGCTTGTCAAATGCTGCTGCCAGTGCTACCGGATCGGTCGTGTCAATGCCAAAATCAAGTTGCGCTTCACCTGCCATGCTGTTTCTCCACTTATCGCATTGGTTGCGGAACAAAACCAATCGAGGCCGAAGCCCATATCCGTGGGCGCGGTTGTTCGGTCTATTGGTTGTTGGAGATTCTAGGAGGCGTTTTACAATTCGAGTTCAGATATCGATCACAGCAAATCGAGCTCAAGAAGGACGTTCATCGCGTCGATGACGTTCTGGTTGTAGGCAGCGATGCGGGCGGCGATCTCGTTCCTATCGGCGACGGCGGCGGAAATCTCCGCGGTGCTGCGTTCGGTCGGCGGGACTGCCGCGACCACCGGTTCGCGGGTCGCCTTGCTCGCAAGTTGCGTTTCGACCTGCTGTTCAACTGGCGCGTCCTGGTACGCACTGAGCCGCACATTCAGGGCTGCCGACAGATTTTCGGATAGTAGACGGGGCGTGGCATCCAGTTGCCGGGCTTCCACCACGGGCTTCGACTCGGGCGGAGCGACCCGCTGGGGTGTCGCTTTCTCCTCATCGGCTTCCTTTGTTGCCTGCCTTGGGGCAGCGGACTCCTTCGGGCTGTATTTCTTATGCAGCTCGCGGTAGAACTCGCGGAAATCGCGGGGATCGTCGGCTCCGGAGGAGTCGTCGACCGGTCGGAACTGAACCTTGGCGGATGCATTGGCCTGGGTCGATGCAACACCGACTAGCGTGGTGATCAGCAGCGAGACCGCGGCGCCTGCGCTGTTGTTGACCTGCTCCGAAATAGACCCGGATAGGATACCGTCGAGCACCACGGCGCCGGCGGGAGACAACGCCGCTTGCAGTGTATCTGCACCAGCCAACAGATGGGCCTGAGTAATGGCACCGTGGATTGTCGTAGCGTCTTGCGTGCTCGGCGCGGCAGCGATCACGTGGGCCTGTGCGATTGTGCCGGCCGCCGCGATGTTCGCTTGTGAACTGGTTGAACCCGCCAGCGTGTGTTCACCAGAGAGCGAACCGGTACCGCAAGTGTTGGCCTGGTCACTGGCGCTGCCCGCCAGTACCTGCACCTGATTGACCGCACCGGTTCCGGCCAGGCAGCCCTGATCGCATGCAGCACCAACAAGGATGTGGACCTGTGAAACAGCGCCGCTGACAGAAGAATTCGCTTGCGACCCCGGCGCACCAGTCAGCAAATGAACCTGTGTGACGGTTGCAAGTGCGGTTGCATTCGCCTGACTGCTGGTGGCGCCAGTTAGGTTGTGCGTCCCTCCTGCACCGTTGGTTTCAAAGGCGCTGGTCTCAAAAGCACCACTATCAAAGGCGGCAGTCACTTCGATTTCGCCAGCTCAAACAGTCCTTGCAGCTCGGCGCGCGTCTTGCCAATGGATGCACCAAGGCCGATCGACAAAGCATGGTCGGACCAGAAGACCGGGGCCCGCGTCCATCCATATTTCACCAGCAGGTCAGTCGAGGCTGCAACGGCGTCCTCAACTTGCTGCAACCATCCTTTCTCCGCTAAGGCCTGCACTAGCTGCCATGCGCTCACCTCGATGCGTGGATACACTTCTGGCGGATCTTGCAACGGCTCCGGCGTGCCTTCGGCTTGAAGGAATGCCACATAGGCGTCAAATTCAGGCGAGCCAGGTTCGATCATTTCACCGTTCTGCCGTATCGTCCCGCTTGGATAGGAGATCGAAAACATGGTCAATACTCCGTCTCGCCGTAGAAGCTCACAACGTCGATGCCGACAGCCGCTGCCGTACCCATATTGCCACGCATGAAAATGGGCGTCATGAATTGGGTATTGACCGGCAAATCGGAAGACACCGTACCGGATGTCACATCCCCTGTATTGATTCGCAAGAGCTTGTAACTAACTTCCGAAGCATTCGGTGCAGCGTACAGCACGAGTTCATAGACGTCCGTGTTGGTTGTATTGCAGGGAAAGCTGGTCCCCAACGAGGTTTTTGTTGCTGTCCCCGTCCCGTCGTTGGTGATGAGTGACAGTTCTGTCTCACCGCTGTTGCAGCCCACACCGATGGCATTCAATACCGTCGTAACTTCAGCCCCGCCGGAGCCGACCGATGATGTCGAAGACAGACCGACGAACATGTTTGCCGCGGAGACCAAAGAAGCGTCTGAAATGCCAAATCGGAAGACGCAGCGGAAGCCCCCGCACTTGGCGGCATTCCCGCGCCAATAGCGCACTTGGCCGTACGTAACGGCCCGATTGTTGGCCGAGGTAGACGACACCCAACCAATCCTTGCCAGTGAAGAAAAGAGATTGGTCGTTGCAGGGGTACGGCCTGTTCCGGTGCCCACGGTATTTGGGGAAAGCCCGAAGAACGACCCTGTATTCCACCCCGTAGCAGCGGGGATGGGCATGAAGTAATCGATGCGCTTCCTGCCCATGAAGGGCTGCAATTCAAATGCCCCTCCCGAAGGGGGTATTGTGGCAGGCAGAGCTCCGCCACCAGCAGTACTGCCGTAGAGTTGGAGATTGCCAGCAGCCGGCGCGGAGGGCGTGTCGCTGCGGGTTGCCATCTTCGCGCCGTCCGAATCAATCACATGGTCAGCATTCCAATCGGACGGTTGCACCAGCGTCGCATCCGCGCCGTCTGACTTGGCCGACGTCTTAGCGTGCTTCAACATGGTTAGGTGGGCTGGTTGCTGGTGTACGTCAATTGCGGGAAATTCACGGTATTCCCTGACGTGATCGCCTGGTCGGTGGTTTCGTCGGTCACCCATAGAACCTTTGCAGCCCCATCGGTGAATGCAAAGTGAAGGTTCGATCCGCCTGCAGCAGATGCGGTCGCTGCCGCCGACTTGCCAGCCGCTGTTGTCAAGACGCGGTTACTGCCACTGCTTGACAGCGCAAAATCGCCAGAAGCCATGGTGACTTCGGCCAGTTTGTTTCCGGTGACGGTGGCATAACTGTCGCCGGCCGCATACGCGGAAATCAATAGCATTTTGGTCGCGTTGTTCTTGATGGCACTTAAGCCGCCATCAAGGACATCAGAGTGTGCCCACTTTGCCATGTTTAAGACTCCATAATTTCCGCACCGACGATGCGGTCGTTTTCAACAATGAACTTCACTTTCTTGTTCACTGACTGCTTTTTCGCTTGCGGCTCAGGCGTGACTTCGGATTTCGGTTCAGGACTCGGCGTCGGGGCGGGCTCCTTTGCCGACTTGGCCAGTTCTTCTATCCGGCGATTAGCTTCCGCAAGTTGCTCTTGGACCTGTCGCAGCACTTCACGGTCCGCAGCTTCCACCTTTGCCACTGCGATATCTGCATTGCCCGCGATACGTGCCTTTTCAAGCTCGGTCAGGTAACGCGTGGCTTCGGCTTCTGCCTTGCTACTGATCTCAGCCTGGCGGTTTGCGAGCTCCGCTTCCTTCTCAACCAGTTGCTTGCGCAGCGTTTCCATTTCGCCCTGCAGCACGTTGACGTGCTCTGTAGCTTGGGCTTGAACTTCGGCGACGGCGCGTGCGATCGCCTCCTGTGTGCCGCCCTGTCCTTGCAGATCCGCTATCTTCTGCTGCGTGTCGGCGTTCAGTTGGTCGATCTTTGCCTGCTTCTCGGCCATTTCCAGCATGGCCAGCTTTTGCTGTTGTTCAAGCTGCTGTTTCGCTGCTTGCTGCTGTGCCTGCTGGGCTTCCGGCGTGTCGTCCGGTAGGTTGAGGCCTCTGCGTAACCGATCCGCGACGCGCTCCTTGTTGGGTAGATCTGTCGCCGAGATGTAGAAGTCGATGATCAGGCCTTGTGCCTGCGGCGGCAGCGCCTTGGTGATCTCGGTCAGCATCTGCAGCTGCTGCATGCGGAAGGTCGGTGAACTCGGAATATCATCGAGGACCACCTTTGCACGTACCTTCGCAACGTCGTTCTCGATGCCTTGCTGCCCGGTTGCCGGGTCGACGACGACCTTGTTGAGTACAATCACCCGCTTGCGGCTGCCTTCACCCAGTTGAACTTCCAGATTCGGTACCGTCAAATCGTCCTGCATCAGGGAGAACAGCAGCTCGCCGACCATTCGGCGGGCGTAGCGGTAGTTGTCATTGATCTCAGCTAGGGAGTTCGTACCGGCTTCAAATAGCGAATTGATCGCCAAGCCTGATGTACCGCTCCCTGCTTGGCCGAGCATCGGCTTATGCACGCCGGATGCTTCCGCGATCGTCTGCTTGGCCTCCTGCATGGCCTGAAACTGTTGTGCGGCCAGTTCGCCACCTTGCTCCACCTTGAATTGCGAGGTCGGTTTGCGGTCCTTGTTCAAGATGACATAGGAGTCCGCGCGTGCAACTTCGCGTGCCGCTACGGTGTGGTCCTTGACTGCATCCTCGTCGGTAACGACGCGGCGAGAGTTCAGCTGCCACAGCATCTTGGACTTGCGCGCATTGACCTCGTCCTGGGGTGAAATCATGCTCCGGATCAGACCGTAAGGCACTTGTGTCAAATCTTCCCGGTAACCGAAGAACGGCACGTAGGGAAAATGGTTGTGCTTGTACGGACTGGGTACATCGTAAAGAAAGTGGGGGCCGCAGTACCACGCCAAGCGCACTTTCTGGAAGGTTGCCTGCTTGATCTTCACGATTCCAGCCACGATGGCGGCCGTGTGCCGCCTATTTTCGAAGTCCACTTCGACCACGCGTCCGTTGGGCAACGTCATGACATAGCCGCGTACCCACTTCCGGTACCAGATCTCGTAAAGGCACACGCGCTGGCGGTTGACATCGCGCCAGTCGGTAGTTGATAGGCGAGTGTCGCGCTCTAGTTCGAACGACTGAATAAGCTTCGTGTCCTGGTCCAACAGCGGGTTGAAGCCCGACCACGCATTGACAGTATTGCGGAACAGGCTCGCGTACTGCGGCATCATCGCGATTGCATTCTCGACGTCCAGCCAGCGGCGCCGGACCAGGTAGCGCGCATCGTCCAAGTTGTACGATTCCGCGCGCCAATCCCAAGCGATCTCCCGGCGATGAACGTATTTGCAGCGATACGGAAACTTGAACGGGTCGCTTTCGCGAGCGACTTCCACCCATCCGATCCCGGCTTTCAGCTCCGCTGCATATGCATCCGAGCATGCCCGGTCGGCACGACTTTCCGTCTCTGCTTGCTTAAGTTTGAGCGAAAGCGCTTCGGCCAGGTCATCCGACACCATTTCATCTTCCGGCCGGACGCGCCAATCGGTACGGGTCTTGGCTTCCATGCCCAGCACCGTGTCGATGGTGGGCTTGATCAGGTTGTCGATCAGCGGGGGTTGTCCGCGGCTTTCGAGCTTCTCTGCCGTTTCCGGTGATAGCTGGTTGCCGTCATAGTAGTCCGCGCAGCGATCTGCCTCGCGGCGCCAGGCTGGTTGGTTCTGGATCTCCCACAGGAAGTCCTCGACCTGCTGCCGCGGAAGCGCGGTGTTCCTCAGCTCGTCAGGCTGCTCCGTATCGCGCTCGGTCTCGCCGATTACAACTGCGCCACCGTCACTGGCGGCGGTAGGCCCGGCCGACGCGTAGGACATTGCAGCTTTTGTCAGTTGAATATCGCCAATGGACATATCGTTTCAATCCCCGCGCATACAGAGCGCGCCAAGCGTAATGTTCAACGACTTTCAGCAATTCGAGTTCACCGTCAGCCCGCGCGCCAGTCGTACGGACGTTTAGGATTGAGTGTCTTCTGTGGGTCAGGCGGGCAGATCGCGTGCCGCAGCATCACGTAGCCATAGCGAGTGGCGGACATCAAGTCGTCGTCCAGCTTGACGATTTTTCCATCCTTGCGGTGGTACAGACGGAACTCTTCGAACCAGTCGTTCAGCGTCGAGAAAACCTTGAACCGTCCCTCCTGCATTGCAGTCAGCATCATGAGCACGCCCGCCTCGACACTGGTCCGGCTAACCTTCTGTTCGTCCTCGGCACCGGATTCCGGCAGTTGCGCATGCTCGTAGAGCATGTTCACGCCAGCGGCGCGGTACTGTTCCGCCAGTTGGATGCCAGAACCCTTCTCGTGCTGCAGACCGTCGTGTGGCCAAGCGACTGGAATCCACGGGCCGCGCGCGATGATTGACGGCGCCTGCTTCTTGGGCGTCGTTTCTCGAACGCGGAGCGCGTCGTAGGCATAGACGGTATCGTTATCCCGGTCCCACGCAAGCCAAACGCTGGCACTGGGGTGGTCCCATCCGAAGTCCAGGCCGCAAATACGTGGCCACAAGTCAGGAATGGAAAACGGCTCCACCGTGATCTCACTTTCCGCGATCGGGAAAATGCGGCCGGAACCGAGCACCGGGATGCCGCGCGCGCGGGCTTCACGTTCATGTGCAGGGAACGACGCAATGATGCGCTCTCGCTCGGTGGCCGGGATGTGTTCCGCGTCCTCGATCGTCATGTTGACGTCGGCACGATCGTCGCTCTTTTCCAGCAGGAAGCGTTTCACGACGCTGGACATGCCCTGTAGCGGGGTGAAGGTCAGCGCCGCACAGCCACCAGTAGCGATGGTACGAGCAAGGCCTTCATCGTAGACTTCTTCCGGTGGTTCCTCATCGAACCAGACAAAATCGACCGGCGGTCCCTGCCACTTGCGGCGCCCTTGCGCGTAATACTTGAAGCGCAGCGTGCTCCAACCACCTGACACATGCTTGACCTTGACGTAGTCGTACAGGTCAGCAGTGCCGGATGCCAAGCCGTAGAGCCCCATGTCGATCCCGAGCGCATCGGCCGGAATTGCGCCGGTGCCGTGCTCGCCGACTAGGCCGATCAGCGCACGCTGCGGGTTGTCACGGGTGGATTCCGCCGTCTCGGACGATGCCCAGACCACAACCGGTCGCGCCCATCGGCGCCCTTTCCAGTCGGCAGGGTAGCGTCCAGTGAGGTGATAAGCGACTTCAGCAGCGCAACAGAATGTCTTCCCGTTCTGGTTGCCGGCGCGGAGCAGGCGTTCCCGCTTGGTCAGGCCGAGTTCGTGGAATTCACGTTGCTTCGTATAAGGCCTGTAGCGAGCAAGCTTGTTACCGTCACGGCGACGCTTCAGTTCGTGCAGAACCTTTACCAGCAATTCAGCCTTCGGCAAGGCGGCCAATTCTTCGGGAAGCGCGACTGTCATACTCATGCGTCCAGAGTCAGCACACCAATTTCGTTGGCCAACTGCATGGCGACCTCGCGCAGTTGCGCCTCGGTAAGCTCGGCCACCTGGTCGGTTTTGACGTTGATGCGGGTCTGGAACATGCCCAGTTCCTTGCCAATTAACTCCAGCGAGCGGTTGGCACCGGCAGAATCGAACTTGTATTCGCCGGTTTCCTCATACTCTCCAGTCTGGCGGTTGAACATCAGCACTGGCTCGGCCGCCATGCAGCGGTCTGCCACCTGCATCAGGCGCTTCATCACCCAGGCCTTGCTGGCGGCCGCGGACTCCACCACACGTTGTGCAACCTCGACCGCAAGTTCGTTGATCCGTTTGCGCACCAGCGGGTATTCCGACTCCATGCTGGAACCCGCGCCGACCGCCTTGACGCGGCCATTGGTCGCGAAGTACATCGCCTCCTGCTGCGTCATGCCGAATGCCCGGGCCCGCGCGTATGCTTCCTGTGTAGGAGTGAGTCCGTTATCGAGGAGGAACATGTCCGTATCGCGTGGCAAGGCCATTTTCTGGACCGTGCCCTTGCGCACCGACGTGGCCTTGACGACATTTCGACCGGGCCTCTTTTCGTCGAACAGATCGCGGAGGTCTTCCGGGATCTCGGACATTTTCACTGCCATGACGTGCTACTTGCCTGTCGGTTGTTGAGCTGCCTGTACCTGCGCCGGAACGCGCGTGATGATCACCAGGCTGACGGCCGCGGTGCCGACCAGGCAAAATACGCCGAGCACGCCGGCGATCACCCATCCGCGCGTCATCTTCAACGTAGGCATTTCCACTTCGATTGTCTTGATGCGACCGTCGTGCTTGTCGAGCGTGTCGAAGGCCCGGCCCAGGGCCTCGCGAGTTTCGATGTGCTTTTGCTCAAGCGCTGTCAGCGTTGTCAGATTCTCGGCGATGCTCTTGACCGCGTCCTCGACGGTCTTCAGGCGGTAATCGGTCAGCTTGTTTTCTTGGGAGTCCGACATGTGGCGGCCTTGTTGGCTATTTTTCAATCTGTTGCTTGATCGACCTGGCGATCGCTTCACGCACGGTGACCGCGTCGATCAGCTTCTGCATGCGTTCTGCACACTGCTCGCCGTAGGCAGTCGCCTCGTTGAGCGCACGCGCGAGGTCATTCTGATCGGCGGTCGTCAGCGGCTCAGCGATGTTTCCCTCGCATGCCGTCTTCAGCTCCGGATCCACTTCGGGTAAGACGAGCGTTAAGTTGGTCGCGCAACCGGTCAGGCAGGCGGCAAGAAGGGTCAGCAGGGTTCGCATCGGCATACTCCTTGAGTTGCTTTTCGAAGGCTTTCGCACGCTGCTCGGATGCGGCCAAGGCGGCATTGAGCCGGGCGACCTCTTGCTTATCGGTGGCCTTCACGGTGGCAGTGGCTGTCGTGGTGACCGCCTCCTGTTTTCCTTCCGTCTTCGCGTCGTCGACGCGCTCGAAGTGCCAGCGACAGGCGTAGCCGGCAGCAAAAGCCAGTACGAATGCCGCGATCGACAGAAGCAACTTCTGCAAGGGTGTCGGTTCCGGGAAAAATGCGTTCTTCCAGTTCACCATCATGCCTCCCAAGGTTTGGTTTTTGCTTCTTCCCGGACGATTGCGAGTGCTTCTTCGCGCGAGCGTTTCTGGTGATGCATCAAGTCGATCAGCCGCTTCGCTGTCCATTCCACTTCTGCAGTCGATAGACCTGTCATTGCGGACATCACGTTGATGCCGTTCCATGTGCCGTCAGGATTTCGGAATTTCAGTTCAGACATACCGTCTTCCCCCAATGGGCGAACTGCGGCTGGTGCTTCAGCAGGATGCGCGGACCGTAGGCCTCGTTCTCGTGCTGGTTTGCCGGGTGAATGCCAGGATTGATGCGACCGGTTGCGTCCCATGACATCGGGTCGCTGCTAAGCTTCTGACGTTTGTAGACGTAGCCGAGCCCGCCGTTATAGGCGGACAGGGCGAACATCCAACAGTCGCACTCGCTGCGGCACTGCTTGATACGGTCGAGCAGCCAACGGTCGTACCAAACGCCGGCACGAATGGACCAGTACGGATTGAGCGGATCAGCGGTGCCGAGATTGCCGGCCGTGGCCGCCCAATCCGCGGTCGCCGGCATGAACTGCATCAGACCGGAGGCGCCGACGTGCGATTTGGCCGCCGGGTTGCACGCCGACTCTTGCTGGATCTGCGCGCGGATAGCGGGCACTGGCGCGGGGATGCCGAAGCGGAATTGCGCTTCGCGGGTGATGAAACCGCGGTGCTGGTCGCACGGAGCCGACCAGGCGAACAGCGGCCACCATAGCAGCATGACGAACCCGGCGATGCAAGCATCGAGCGGGTCTACTTTGCGGGGTGGCTTCTGTTCGTTGGTCACGTCGTCACGCAGCAGGCGGTACGGCCGACTTGCCGATGCAGTAGCCGTTGCAGTGTTCATCGCCTTGACGGCAATCGACACCGCAAACTTTGACCTTCGGCGCGCGCACTTCGGTGTAACCCGACTCGAAGGCCGCCGCCGGGGAGAACGACAGATAGCCGTCTTCGTACTGCACGAAGTAACCACCAACCTCGGGTTTGTGCTTCGCGACGTATTGCGCATCGACGCGTTGCTGAATCCTGGTATCTGCAGCGTAGAGGACGGCGCTGCCGTCGGCGTTGTTCCCGATGCTGGCGATTTTCATTGCCTGAACACGTTTGTGACATTGGTATGTCGTCAGCATGCTCACTCCGTGATGTAAGCGTAGGCCGAGCAGCCGGAGCGTTCCGCTTCACCCTTCGTTCGGAACAGGCATTGCGAACCGAGCAATTGCGGTGTCATCAGATCCGGGAAGATAGTCAGATTCACCGTCGTGCACTGCTCACCGTTGATAGTGGTGTCGCTCCACACGCGAGTGACAACGGCGGCGTGCTCCCGCGCACCGTTTGAGTTGACTATCCCGACCGTGATGACCGACAGACCGATACGTGCTTGAAGTTTCATTGCGGTTCTCTCCGTTTAGGCGACTGGGTTATGACCTGCAGGTTTTGGCGCACCGTGTGCCGGGTTGGGACGGCGGCTTGCCTCAGCGAGACGTCCGCGCAGCGCGTAGCCTTCCAGTTCCCACAGCTTCTCGCGAGCTGCGGTCATGGCATTGCTCATAGCGATGTCCTTGCCGATCTCGGCATTGAAGTTCTGCGGTGATACGCAAGCGGATACGCCGGTCGCAAGGTAGAAATCGCCGTCGAGGAAGGCATGCACCAAGGTCGTGGTTGATCCGTTCGGCCGCACGTCGAAGGTGTAGACGATTCGGGACATCAGTTCGTCGATACGCTGAGGCGTCACCCGCGGAGCGGTCAGACCTTTCGCCTGAATTGCCTGGTCGATTGCGTGATCGTTCATGTTGTGTTTCTTTCCGTTAGATGCCGAGCGCGCCGGCGAGAATGGCAGCACCGATGACGATCGCGCGCGCTTGACGGTCACCGGCAGTGGATCGGCTGGTGATCCGACCGAGCGCGCCGCGCGCGATCTGGTAGCCGAACCAGGCGAACGTCGTGACATTGCCGAGCTTCTGGCAGACGATCTGCGCGATTGGGTACTTTGCGACCGGAACGGCGCCGACGGTAACCGTGAAACCTCCGATGTAGCTTGCCGCTGCGTACAGCGACAAGCCGATCAGCAGCCAGGTGATCATGCGCAGCTTGTCGGTAAGCGAGTCGTTCGGTTCGTGATGGCTCATGGCCGTTTCCTCAAGGGTTTAGATGCATCAAGGTCGAATGGTAGGCGTCTGCCTGCAATTCGAGTCCACGGCGCCGATGCGTGCGCAACGCGGCCTATCGCCGAAAAAATGCTCGGAAGGCAGTCTCCAGGTCGTGCGCACCGGCATTCGGTTCGGGTTTCGCAAGCGCCAGCGATCCCCATTTCGCGGTGACCTTCGCCCCTTCTCGCAGGACCAAGTCTTCGTTGTGCAGCGCATACAGCACGTCGATGGTCTGCTTGTAGCTGAGTTGCGATATCGCTGCGATCTCTGCACCGGTAAGGAATCGGTCGCTGCGGTTGATCGCGGCCAGGACTGTTGCGCGGTAGGTTCCGTCTTTCGGCATGGCATTCATCCTTCTGCGCGTTTCAGCGGAAACGGCAACATGGGTCTGTTTCCCAATGCATTGGCGCGGCGCGACGGCGCAGATATCGCTCAACTCGCAAGAAATCACGTGTAAATTCCTTCAAATTTTGGTTTGCGACGTTTGCGACGTTTTGCAGCGTTTTTTGATATCTTTCTCCCGTGTATATGAAAAGGAGAAACATATAAAAAAGGGGTAGAAACGTCGCAAACGTCGCAAACTCAGAAAACTTTTTGCCTTCCAACTCGCACAAATTTGCAAATTGCAGATTTCTGCACGCAGACATCACGTAGAAAAATGCAACTTGCAATTCATTGCGCGCAAAATCGGAAGCCGCGCCACACATAACGCGACTTCCCGTTCTCAGTCCGGCGCGAATAAATGCACAACACGCCACTCTTGCGCAGCTTCCGTGCGCGACGTGCAGATACCTCGCGCCACTGCACCTTCCCGAAAGCCGTGCCATGCACGACGCATTTTTCGTACAGCGCTTGCATGTCCGCCAGGGTGATAGCCATTTCCAGTTGTCCTATTCAAAATCGCCGACCACGCGCACGCACATGCCGAGTACACCGCGGCCGCGCAGTCCGTATTCATCCTTGATCGGGCGCATGCCGCGCGACTGCAGGCGGCGCCCAAGGCTCTTGGTGCTCGATATGAACCGCAGTTCGCCTCGTGATCGGGCGAACGATTCCCAGGATGCCCACAGCTTTGCGTTCGTCTCGACCAGGTCGGGGCCTGTGTCGCAGCATTCGTCGATCCACTCGGCCAGCAGGTCCATATCCTTCTTGTAGCCGTCTCGCGCCTCCTTGACCTTGGCCGGCGGGTTGAGCCCTTCAAGCTGGTATGCCACCGCGCCGGCGATACACCAGCGCAAGATGCCTTCGGCTTCCGCGGCCAGCTTCGACGCGCGGTCGGGGTCCTTCTCTACCAGTGGGTCTTTGTCGAAGTTGCGAGTGAATGGCACGGGCAGCAGGCGGCGCCAAATGGCGTGGTCATCACCCTTGACGATGGGCAGGTGGTTGGTGGGCATGAACACGGCCCATGTCGGGATCACTTCCACCGTGGTGGCCGACCACAAGCCGCGCGCCGGGATCGGGTCGCCACCGGTCATGCTCTTGATCATCCCTTCGCGCAGTTCGCTGCCCTCGTCCGGCTCGGACACGTAGACGAAGCGGGCGCCGCGCAGGCGCAGGACGTCTTCCCGCGCGGCGCCGGCAGCCGCGCCGGACTGCCCGCTGGACAGGAAGGTGTCGGCGTTCGCCGTGCGCGCGTGCTCACCCAAGGCGTTCCGGATGGCGCCGAGCACTGTGGACTTGCCGTTGGAACCGGATCCGTACGGGATCACCAGCACGTCTTCGTCGGGCTTGCCGAGAATCGCGTAGCCGATCAGCCGCTGGAAGAAAGCAACCATCTCAGGGTCGCCGAAGAACACGTCGGCGACGGTCTGCTCGAACAGCGGCGCGCCCGCCTTGCGGTCGTATTCGACCGGCGTGATGGTGGTGATCCGGTGTTCCTGCGACGGCGGCAGCAGCTTGCCGGTGCGCAGATCGACAGCACCGTTGGCCACGCCGAGCAGCCGGTGATCGCTGTCCAGATTGGCGACCGGCACCACCACGCGCGGATCGCTCTGCGCCAGCTTGACGATATTGCCAACCATGGCGGCGCGCTGCGACACGGCGCAGAACTTGAAAAAGGCTTCCCGTTCTTCGTCGCTGTCGATGTCCTTGAGCTCGTCAGGCAGCGCGCGGATCGTTTCCTTGGCCAAGTGCTCGAGTTCGACGCCGGCAGCGCGGCGCCAGTAGACGCTGGTCCAGACATACCAGGCATTGGTTTCCGGCACGAACATCAGGCCGTCACCGTAATGATCGAGCATGCGTTCGGCGTTGCCGAATTCGGTGCGCTCGCGCCGCGGGCGGGTGAACTTCGAGACGCTGCGCTTGCCCGGCGCCATGGCGGTGCGCACATCAGCGATCGGCAGGGTCTGCCCGGTCAAGGCGTTGAAGCGCTCACGTATCAGGCCGGCCAATTCGGCACGGATGCCGAGGTCCTCGCCGGCGGCCTCGCCCGCCTTGCGTGCCACCACGTTGACCAGGTCGATCTGGTCTTCGCAGGCCTTGATCAGATCTCGAGCTTCCTGCAAGGCGTTGCGCTTCTCGGCGCGCTGCGCGTCGCGTTTGTTCTGGTTGCCGATCTTCAGCAGCCATTTCGCGGTGGTCGGCCGGCTGCCGGAATTGCCGAAGCCGTCCCACCGGAAAGCAAGATCGTCACGGCTGGCGTAATTGCTGGCGGTGCTGCTCCAGGTGTCCCACAGCTCGAGCGCGTCGCTGCTGCCTTCGTACTCATGGTGCAGCGACATGCCGACCTTGAGCCACGTGTCGTAATCCTCGTTATCGACGAAGGCCAGCAGCTTCTGGACGTCGGCCAGGGGCAGCCCGATCGGCGGCTCGTAGGACATCAGCGGGTCGTCGTCCGGCGCCGAGGTGACGTGCCCGACTCGCGCGGCGCTGCCCGGTTTCTGTGTCAGGCCGGCGGCGGCGGCCATGCGCTCGAAGGTTGCCAGCGCCTGCGCGACCTGGTCTTCGGTGATCACCGGCAGCTCGTTCGCGCGCACCGACTCGATGCCGCCCAACATATCGATCCACTCGTACGGCAGGCCGGTATCCGGGTGAACGTGGTAGGCGACGAACTGCTGCCCCTTCCCGAGCACTTCCAGCCGGTGCACCGGCTCCTTGTGCTCCGGTTTGCCGTCGGCGCCCAGCACGTGGCCGCCGGAGAAATATTTGCCGCTCGGGCCCGGCTGCCAAGATTTGGCGAACCACGCCCCGGTCGCCTTGCCCCACCCTTCGGATGCCGCGCGATACGGCAACAACAATTTCGGGGCAAAGCCGACGCGCTCGCAGGTGATGCCAAGGTTGTCGGCACACCAGTCGGCGAACTTGCGGGCCAGGTCCTGATTCGTGGTGTCGATGTCGATTGCGGCGATGGGGTGCGCACCTTGCCCGCACAGTACGCCGATGCCGGAATGCCGGTATCGCTCGATGTCGCCGACACCAAGCCGCGCCGTCTGCCAGTTGTCGAGCGCCGGCCGCTTGTGTCCGACCTTGATAGGGACGACCAGATAGCCGTTGGCAATCAGGGCGCGGCCGTAGTTTTGGAAATCTCCGCTCATGCGGCCTCTTGTGATTATTTTGATGAAACGCTGTCGAGCCCGGCGCGCGCCGCGCTCGACGTAATTCAAGCTACCTGCAGCTCGCCTTCAAGAGCCTTGTCCCGCTGCGGCAGCGGGCACCAGGCGATGTATAGGTCGCCGTAGCCACCGATCCAATTGCCAACCTCGGCGACCTTGCCAACAGTGAGCAGGAGCATCTTTGCGCTGCGCTCGGCCGGCATGGAGTAGCGCCAGAACAGTTCGCCCGGTGGCGCGGAGATGTGAGTTGGATTTGTCGTCATTGAAGTCCTTTGTGATTTCCCGGCGCCGCCGAACAATCTGGTTAGGGTTGCTGGACGCAGGCAATGGTCACGGACACGCTGGTGCCTGCGAATGCGTTGTCGAATGTTTCCGGGAACGAGCAAATGTGCCCAGGAAGCAAGTCTTTACCCTTGGCGCTTACTGGCAGGATGGCTACCAGCCGGCCTCCCGGCTTCAGAAGGGATGCAGCAGCCTCAAGGTGCGCTTTCCAGCGCCCCTGGTCGAACGGCGGATTCATGACGATGCGATCGAAACGGTCGGTCGTCTTGGTCGCCCATTCGAGAAAGTCTGCTTGGGTGACGTCGTATCCCTTTGCAGCCAAAACATCACACCGCAATTTCGACACCTCGATACAGTGGGTCTGGGTCTTCGGCATGTGATCGGCAAGGCCGCCCGTGCCGGCGCTTGGCTCCAAACAGAAATGATCCGGACCGATCTCGGCGAGCTCGATCGCTGCTGCCGCGACGTTCTCCGGTGTCGGATAGAACTGGTGTGCCTTCTGGTCAGGAATGCAGCCGCTGGCAATGATTTCGTTCAGCACTTCGCCAGGGTTGTAGCCAAACTGGAACCAGCCTTCCTTTGCCTTCACGCCGCCGATCGATTCCAAGACCTTCTCGGCCTCGTCCTTCGCATGCTTGCTGGTCTTTTCCCAGTTGTAGCCGGTGTCGAACTCGACCGCGTTCTGGATGTAATCCTTGCGATACGGATTGCGCCAATTGTCCTGCTTGACCATCCGATACGCCTGTCTCATTTGAGCCAGCAATTCCACTACGGCGAACGGTAACGGGCGCTGGATCAGGCGAACTTCCTTGGCCTTGCGCTTCGGCTTCGTGCGAAATTCCGGCGGAATAGCCATCGGGTATAGGTGCGCTAGCACCAAATTGAGCCGCCAAGCCATGTCCGGATGCACTTCGATATGTGCCGTTCCCTTCTTGTAGAGCCGGATCTTCAGCGAGCCGCCGTCTACTTCAACCCACTCACCCCAACGGCCTTTCAGCGCCTGGATCAGGGCACTACTGGCGTAGTATTTCGGTTCGTCACGCCCCATGAATTTCGCGATGACGCAACGCAGATCGTTGATCAGGCCGCACTTGCCATGGTTCTCGTGGTGATACTCATTCAACACATAGCCGACGATCATGCGTTTGCCGAACGCGGCCGGGCTGTTCGTGACGTGCTCGCCGGATAACCCACGGAAAATGCCATCGACACGCTCGGCGAGAAATTGGCTGCGCATGTTGAGCAGCCCGGTCAATGTGCTACGGACAGTCTCTTCAGTGAACTCCGGGCACGTCTGCTCTGTGATGGACTTGTTCCACTCGTCGCGGCGCTTCTGTGGCATGAAGTCCAGTACATCGGTCATCTGCATCGCCTTCGACCAGTAGGCACTGTTCAAGGCTGCAACGGCGCCAGTGGGGTCGAACAATTGCGAGGCCGAGCGCTTCATAGACATCCGCCCATTGTTCGGATCGCAGTTCCCATCGAGGAAGTAATGAATGACGCCGCCGTTAATCTCGTCTTCGACGAATGCGGCGACCGCTTCGATGCGCTTGCGCGTCGCGCAATACTGGCCGACAAGTCCATCGACCATATCCGCGGCGACCGGCGCAAAGAACTCTTCAGCACAGTCGAGCCCGACAACTTCCGACATCGCGCCCATATTTATGCCCGCCGCCAGACCGCCAACTGATCGACACTTTCCAACTGGTTGAGGCGTTCGCGCGCCAGTTCCAGGAGGATTTCGGCTTTACGCGCGGGGATGCACTGCGCGTCAATTGGGACCACCTTCAGGCCGGCAGCTGCCAGCACCTGGCATGCGCGCTCGAGCTCGCCGCTGACAAATCGGGAGATCGTTGCTTCGGATGTTTCAAGCTGTTCGGCGACGTGCTTCTGGCCGACGGATTGGATTCGCTGCAGGGCGAGCGAGTGGAATTTGCGTGCACTTTCGTTCGACGACACCGACGAGGTACCCATCTGAACACCCTCACCTTTCATGTGATTTCAACCGCTTCCATACCTGAAACCCGGGCTTGCACGCCTTGCGTGACCTTTCAGCAGCTGTCGATGACACTGAGCCCATAGCAGCACCCATTCACATGAAAGCGAAAGGAAAGAACGATGCGATCCACCCCACCGACGGGCACCTCACGGGGACACCTTTTCTTGTTGGTTCGCACGCAGGTGCGGCTCGATATACATGGCGGCGCAGTCCTGCGGGGTGACCTTCTGGTCGGTGTGACGGTCGATCTGGAGCGCGTAGTCGAGAGTGACGCGGGTTACACCGCATTCCCACTGGCTTACAAGGCCAGCGGACGCAGGGGGGTCGAGCGAATCTCCGACCTCCTTCTGAGAGAGCTTGTGGAGTTCCCGGTATTCACGAAGGTGCATTTCGATTCCTGTTTCTGGTCCGCAAAGTTGCGGTGGGATAAGCAAATAATAGTCGGACTATTGCAAAAGATCAATAGTCTTACTGTTTGATCTCCATAAGCCCCACTATTAAGGTTGCGAGATGGCAGCGAAACCCCTCACCGACGAGCAGAAAGAAGATGCGGCGCGCCTGAAGGCGATCTTCGAGCAGCGCAAGCAGGAGAACCCGTCCCTCACGCAGGAGGCGCTGGCGTTTCTGTGCGAATGGAAAACGCAAGGCGCCGTGAGCCAGTACATGCTTGGCCGGGTGCCCCTCAACCTGGCTGCCTTGCTGAAATTCTCGAAAGCGTTGAGCGTCCACCCGCGCGAGATCAGCCCGAAGCTGTCGCAGCAAGTCGCGGACTTCGTCCTCGCCAACCAGGACGGGCAAGTCGCTGTGATCAGTGAATCGAAACCCTACCCAGCGGAAGATCGACGCTCGGGCGGCGACCGTCGTTACCAAGTGGAAGAATCGCTGACCGCGTATGGCGTTCCGCTGAACAAGTACCGGTTTCCGCCGGTGATTGGCAAGGGGATCGGCGGCCCGACGGACCGCGACTACACCGACGGCGACTACCCTGTCGGCGCCTCCGACCGGTATGCAGAAGTGCCGACGGCGGATCCGAACGCCTTCATCACGCCGATTGATGAAGACTCGATGTATCCGAAGTACCCGAAGGGGGATTTCGCACTGGTCGAACCGAACACCACGATCGACCTGGAAGACGATGTCCTAGTCAAAACCAAGGACGACGGCCCGATCCTCAAGCGCTTGTTGTCCCGCCGCGGTGGCGTGATTCGCCTCGGCAGCTACAACCGCCAGGACGTCATCTCGATACCCGAGGAAGACGTCAAGTGGATGTACTACGTGGCATTCCCGGTACCGGCGAAGAAAATCAAAACGAGAATTTAGGGAGAACTGTCCATGAAAACAGCATGCGTGCTCATCGCGGCCGCGATCCTCACAGGCTGCGCGACGCAATCCGGTGTTGTGCCCGCCGGCGACAACACATTCACCGTATTCCACCAGGGCGCCGGCGCCTGGGTATCATCCGCCGAGCTGCGCGCGAACGCGCTCAAGGAAGCCGGTCAGTTCTGCGACAGCAAACAGAAGCCACTGAAGGTGATCCATACCAAGGAAGTGGCAGCCGGCATCGCCCAATTCCCGCAAGCAGAGATTCAGTTCACCTGTACCCAGTGAAGCCACACAACTTCATCCTGTTGGTGCCTGTGACGATCATTGCATCGCTCGTGATGTACCCGAATCGCGATGTGTTCCAGGGTTTCATACTTGGCTGTGTCGCTGCGTTTGCCACGTACTTCTGGTGGATCACTCGCAAGGCCGAGCGCGAAGCGGCCGAGCGCTTCGAGCGATGGCAGGCCCAACAGCGGCCGCACGATCCGCAGTAAATAACACCCCTCCAGCCCGCCCCGCGCGGGCTTTTTAACGCCCATCCCCGGCCGCGACTGTCAGCTCCCCGCAGTTTTCTGCACATTCCCGTCCTTGCCCAAAAAATATTTTCAAAATAAATAGTCTCCCTATTGCTCTTTTCAAATAGTCTTACTATTATTCATTCCAAGCAGTAACAACTTCCTCAACGCAACTTACCACTAGGGCTATTTATGACCGAACAGAACCACAGCCGGGAGCCGTGGCACGCCGAAGGGCATTGCGTGTACGACGCCGACGGCAAGATCGTCTTCACCGGCTCGGCCACCGCGACCACCAAGCAGCAGTTTGCGAACGCCAAACTGGCCGCCGCTGCTCCCCCGGTGGTCAATCTGTTGATTCGCGCAATTGAAGCGTCCGGTTTCGAGATTTCTGGCGCAACCGACATGCGCGTCGCCGAACATGGCGAACCTGCATGGGTTTGCGAAGCCCGCGCCACTCTTGCCAAAGCAGGAGCGTAACCATGGGAGCAGCGCATACAGCAACGCGCACGCAATCTATCAGGCCAGCAAATATGCGTACGTGCCACGGTATTTATTACTGCGGAGATGGGGGCTGCTATAGAAAAGGTGTGCTATCGGTTTCCGCTGTCAAGTGTGTCGAGGATATTCACCTTGACCTGCTGATGGTCGCCGCAAGCGGCTCTGGCATGGATGCTCCCGAAGAAATCCCAACAGGATCGGTAAAAGCATTTTTTGAGCGCAGCCAGCACGACGCGCTCAAGGCAATCGGTTTTTGCCAAAGGACGACGCCTCGTGCCGCCCTCACCAAAGCAGGTGCGGCATGAACGTCCAGCACACCCACATTACCGCGTCGATTCCGCACGACCCGACGTTCCACACACTCGCACTTTCCGTCCAAGCGTTGCTTGCACTGAGCGCAGTTCTTGAAGACCTGATTCTGGCCGAGAAAGCCCACGGCGTCGCCCCTGACGTCATCGAGGAAATGGACTCGGTCAAGAAGGCCCGCGCTGTCTTCGTGTCGGCACGCGACGCCTACACCCCGCTTACCCCACCCTGCATCAACTGAAAAGGAGAAGTCATGTCACTCGAAGCAGCAATTACCGACCTGAACACCAACCTCGTCGCCTTAATCGCGGCAATCAAGGGCGCCGGCGTCACACCGGCAGCCGGTACCACGTCGGCCCCCGACACCAAAGCCGCAACCAAAACCGCCACCAAACCGGCAGAGAAACCCGCTGAAAAGCCGGCCGAGAAGCCGGCGGAAAAGTCCAGCGAGCAACCGACCGTCAGCTACGACGACGTGAAGACCGCGATTCTCAAGCTGGCAACCGAAAAGGGCCGCGACCAGGCCACCGCGATCCTGCAGCGCCATGGCGTCATCCGTGCACCCGACCTCAAAGCAGACCAGTACGCAGCCGTCCTGAAGGACACCAATGCTGCGATCGAAGGCACCTACGACCCCGAAGCCGCGGAAGAAGCACTGGCATGACCGCCGTCGGCAGCCCGTTCGCTCGCGCCCGCGCGATGTTTGCTGCGATTGCAGGACTCATCGCTGCCGGCGCCACTCGCGCGACAGCCGTCGAGGCTGCGGGACCTTACAAGTCCCGCGGCAAAGGTGGTGGCTATCGCTCTAAGTCCAACAACACGGTTGCCCAGGCCAAACGCGATGCGAAGAAGGCCCGTAACCGCGCCAAGCACAAGAGACATTGCAAATGAGACTGACCAACACCATCCGCGACGCGTTTATCCGAGCAGCGATGGACGACGTGCCGAGCGTCGACTACAGCGAAAAGATCCGCCAGCTCCTTCAAAAGGACGCTGCGAAGCAGCTGCCCCCGAAGGTGCGTGCCATCTACCACGACCCGGAGTTGCGCCACTTCGTCAGCACTACGTACTGCTACAAGTTCGACGGCATTCACGTGCCCTGCGGCGGAAACAAATTCGACCCGTCGCCGGAGGCGCAGGCCGAGTACGAGCGGCTTGACAAGGAACGTGACGCACAAAAGGACCGCAACAAGGCGCTTCGTGACAAGTTGCATGCGGTCGCGTATTCCGTCAGCACCCGTAAGGCGCTGGTCGACGCCTTGCCCGAGTTCGAGAAGTATCTGCCGGCCGACGACGCCGCAGCCTGCCGCACGCTGCCTGTTGTGGCGAACGTCGTCTCTGAGTTCGTCAAGGCGGGATGGCCGAAAGGCAGGGCCAAGACCGAAGCGCCAAGAAGGGCCAGGGCATGAGCGATCACGCCCGCCTCTCTCCGTCCGGCGCGCACCGCTGGATGCGCTGCCCGCCGAGCCTAGCAGCAGAAGCCGACCTGCCGGACTCGTCCAGCGAGTTCGCAGAAGAAGGCACCGCAGCGCACTACCTGGCTGCAGTTTGTCTGAAGACAGGCACGCCGGCCGCCGACTACATTGGCCGGACGATCGTCCTGTGGTCACATCCGGAATCTGACAGCTCCGGGGAAAGCTTTCTCGACGAAATCGCCAATCTGCACGAACTAGTCGAGCACAACAGCTTTGAAGTCGACAAGGACATGGCCGACCATGTCCAGGTCTACATCGACAAGATCCACTCGCGCATCGAAGCCTTCAAGCTGCGCGGCGCGCTTTCGGTGACGTTGCTGGTCGAGGTCCGCGTCAACTTTTCCGAGTTCGTCGGGATCCGTGACCAGTTCGGCACCAGCGACGTTGTGCTGCTGATCGAATGGCCGAACGGTATCAACCAGATCGACGTCAACGACCTGAAGTTCGGGCGTGGCGTCGAGGTCTACGCCGAAGACAACGAGCAGATGCAGCTCTACGCACTCGGCGCCTACGACCAATACAGCGCGCTCGGCGATTACCACATCGCCAGCATGGCGATCCACCAGCCGCGCATCAACCACTTCGACGAGTGGGAGTGCCCGATCGACGACCTGCTGAAGTTCGGCCTGACGGCCAAGGCGGCAGCCGAGCAGGCAATGCTGTACTTCGAAAGCCGGAATTTCACGCCGATCGCCATTACGGAGTACCAGCCCGGCGAAAAGCAGTGTCGGTTCTGTAAGGCCAAAGGATCGTGCAAAGCAGCCGCGCAGCACGCGCTGAACATCATCGCCGACGACTTCGTCGATCTTGACGCGGAAATCGCTCCGCAGATCGACGGCGCAGGCGAGCGCGTCAAAAACTCGGACGTTGCCCATCTCGATTCGCTGTTCCCGAACCTGGACTTCATCGAGTCCTGGGTGAAGGGCGTGCGGGCCGAGATCGAGCGTCGCCTGCTGGCCGGCGTCGTGCTCAAGAGCAGCAAGCTTGTTCGCGGCAAGAAGGGCAATCGTCAGTGGTCCGACGAGTCGGAAGCTGAAAAGGCGATGAAGTCCATGCGCCTGAAGCAGGACGAGATGTACAGCTACAAGCTGATCACGCCGACCCGGGCGGAAGAAATGCTCGCCAAAGAATTCCCGAAACGCTGGAAGAAACTGCAGGCGCTGATTACGCAAGCGGAAGGCGGCCTGTCCGTCGCTCCGGCTTCGGACAAGCGCGACGCGGTGGTCATCGAGCCGATCGAGAACGACTTCGCCGACGAAACCGAGACTGCGCAGGCGCCACAGCTCGAAACCGCCGACGACCTGGTTTAACTCACCGCGCCGCTAACCACGTTTTACAGGAGTAACACCATGAAGATCAAGCTCACCAATGTCCGTCTGTCGTTTCCGGATCTCTTCCAGGCGGTGCAGTACCAAGGGCAAGGGCCGTTTCAGTACCGCGCGCAGTTCCTTGTACCAGCAAACAGCCCAATGAAAAGGGAAATTGACAAGGCGATCGAGCAAGTCGCCAAGGAAAAGTGGGGCGTCAAAGCTGGCGACATCCTCAAAAAAGCACCGACCAGCAAGGCAGGCATCTGCTTCATCGACGGCGACACGAAGGAATACGACGGTTACGCGGGTCACTGGGCGCTGTCCGCAACACGCGGCCAAGACAAAGGCCGCCCACTGGTCATCAATACTGACAAGACACCGCTCACCGCCGCCGACGGCAAACCTTATGCCGGCTGCTACGTGCATGCGAGCGTCGAGATTTGGGCGCAGGACAACGGCCACGGAAAGACTGTGCGTTGCCAGCTCCTGGGCGTGCAGTTCTATAAGGACGGTGATTCCTTTGGCGGTGGTACGCCGCCGTCGGAAGACGATTTCGACGATCTCGGCGTCGGCAGTACCGAGGACTTCGAAGAAGAAAGCCTGGTGTAACGCGTTCCCTGCCCTTCGCGGGCAGGGCTTTTCGGTTGCCGATCGGTCAAAGCGGGTGCGGGACGCCCCTTCCTGAACTGCGCTGCGCGCGATCGATCGGCAACCAAAGAGAGCGGGAGCTTCCACCCTTCCCGGCACGTGGCACTGCTGCACGTGCCGGCCGCGCCCGCCAGCGTGGAATAAAACAGGCCCGGATCGTTATACATCGCCGCCCGCTGCAAACACGTCACGGCGATGGGAAGTTTGCGCACACCGTCGGAAGCTCGCAAGTAGATAGGCGGAAATCCGGGCAATGGCCTACCAGAGAGGACACAAAATGGACTGGACGACGGAAGTACCGAAGCAGCTAGGTCTGTACCGTCATCGTTGCAAGTTTCTGAACCGTGAACGAATGCTGTTTGTTGGATACGTAAACGACAGATTTTCGAAATGGCAGGGAACGGAAAAGGCCGACCCGTGGCAACGGTTGAAATGCTGCAAGCCGGATGAGTATCTGCACGCGGACAGGCTGACCCCAACTGAATGGGGCGGCGAGTGGTTTGGGCCGCTATGACGACCTACTCGCTCCGCTGCCGGAACAGTAAATGCCGCCATCGCCGAGTGTCGACCAAGCACCCCGATGACTACAAGCGGACCCCGCGGTGCCCATGCTGCGGTAAGCGCAAAGGCTGGCGAATCGAACAAAGGCAATACAGCAAGCGGAACCGATGTCATTGCATGGGGTACCCCCACCCGCATCAGAAGGGCACCTCGAAATACTGCGACCACCACCCGCAGGGCCATTACAACCAGGCGAAGCGCGCAGGCGTGAAAGATGACGACATCCCCCTTGAATATCTTGGACGGCCGGTCAAACAGGATGAGCCAATTCCCTTCTAACGAGGCAAGAGCGTGAGAACTGATCCCCGCGCAGCATGCGCAAATGAAAAAGAAAATCTGTGGTGGGCATTGCTGCACGACGGCGTAGCGCACCCGCTGATGGCGCTGACGTTGTACAGCAAGGTGTCATTACGATTCCATGATTTCACATCTAAGCACGCGTGGCCCCGGGTAAAGATGGAGAAGCCGCAGACTATATCGCTCGTCAGCCGGCGGTTCGGCAGAATCGAAGGCTGTTACCTCGGCAGGGAAATCTATTCGTTTGAGCACCCGACGGTTTCACATAATTTCGTCACGAATGCCCGCGACGCAGTCGAAGCGCTTGAAAAGGCGGAGGCGTGCTGGTCCGTAATGGCCGACGAATTCGGCGGCAAATTCCTGGGCGCCCGGTGATGTGCGTGTCAGCATCGCTTCACCTCGTCGGCGGATTCCATATCGGCCCACTATTTGTGCCGAAAAAGCGCCGCCCGCTTGCTCGCCCCAAGGGCAAGGAAGGCACCGTGCATCGTGCCCAGACACAGCGCGCGACGCCGACATGGGCGGACCGGCGAGCGATCGCTGCCGCCTACAGGGAGGCGCGGCGATTGACGCGCGAGACCGGCGAATTGCACGTCGTCGACCACATCGTCCCGAAGATCAATCCGCTGGTCTGCGGCCTGCACGTCCCGGCGAACCTTCGCGTGATCCACTGGCGCGACAACGCGGTCAAAGGCAACACGTGGTGGCCCGACATGCCGTTCGAACAACTGGAGTTGCTATGAGAACCATCGTCATGGGCTCCCGCACCGTCCACGCCACAAAAGCGCTGTCCGACGCCTTGGCGGCCGCGGCGGATCTGTTCGGCATCGTGCCTTCGGTCGTCATCGGCGACGACAACATCGGTGTCGGCCGCATGGCCGCCGCATGGGCGGGCGAAAACGACATCCCACTGGAGATCCACCAGGCCGAGTACGTCAAGCACGGTGAGGCAGCGCGCGGCATTCGAAATGCGCTGATGGCCGCCAATGCGGAAGCACTGATCGCGATCTGGCACAAAGGCGATGCCGAATACGTGGACGACATGGTATCTGCGGCGAAGCAGGCTGGCCTCGAAACGGTGGTGTGGCCGGTATGAAGAAGCTTTATTGTGACTTGGAAACGTACTGTGAGATTCCGTTGAAGAACGGCACGCACGCGTACGCCGAGCAGGTCGAAATCATGATCTGGACCTACGCGCTCGACGATGGCCCGGTCGGGTGTTGGGACCTGACAACCGGTGCCCCGATGCCGCCGGATTTGAAAGAGGCCCTGGAAGACCCGGACGTGCTCACCTTATGGCAGAACGGCGGCATGTTCGACCGGGTCGTCATCAAGCACGCGATGCCGCACGTGTACAAGCTGCTGCCGATCGAACGCTGGTTCGACACCATGGTGCAGGCCTTCGCGCACGGCCTACCGGGCGCGCTCGATAAGCTGTGCGAAATCCTGAAGGTTGACGCCGGCGACAGCAAGCTGAAGGAAGGCAAGCAACTCGTCCAGTTGTTCTGCAAGCCGCGGCCGAAGAATTCCACGATCCGGCGCGCGACGCGCGAGACGCATCCGGAAGAATGGGCGCGATTCAAGCAGTACGCGATGAACGATATCTCGGCGATGCGCGCGGTGCACAAGAAGCTGCCGGTCTGGAACTACTCCGGCGCCGAGATGGAACTGTGGCGACTCGACCAACTGATCAACATGCGCGGCGTGTGCGTCGACGTGGCCCTGGCCGAGGCAGCGGTGCGCGCCGTGGAGCGTGAACAGAAGGTGCTCGCCAAACGCACGCAGGAGATGACCGACGGCTATGTCCAGTCGGCCACCAAACGCGACCGGTTGCTGGCGTACCTGCTGGCCGAATACGGCGTCGACCTGCCCGACATGCAGAAGTCCACGCTCGAACGCCGAATCGACGATCCCGAGCTTCCGTGGGCGTTGCGCGAGCTGCTGTCCATCCGGCTTCAGGCCAGCACCACGTCGACCAGCAAATACAAGACCCTGATCAAGGGGGTTTCCAGCGACGGCCGGCTGCGCGGCACGCTTCAGTTCGACGGCGCACAGCGCACCGGCCGGTGGGCGGGCCGCCTGTTCCAGCCGCAGAACCTGACCCGTCTCGATCGGGACGCCGTCGCTGACTGGTACGACATCCCGGTGAAAGATGTCAAAGAGCACCACGTCGAAAAATACCTTGCCGCCGGCGTCGAAGCGCTGAAATCGGACTCGGAAGACATCCTGTTCGGCAACGTGATGGCACTGGCGTCGAACGAGATCCGCGGTTGCATCATCGCGCCGCGCGGCAAGAAACTCGTGGTATCGGACCTATCGAACATTGAAGGCCGCATGCTCGCCTGGCTGGCCGGCGAGAAGTGGAAGCTGAAAGCGTTCGCCGATTTCGACAAGGGTATCGGCCACGACATGTACAAGCTGGCCTATGCCAAGTCGTTCGGTGTGCAGCCGGAGACCGTCGACAAGGACCAACGCCAGAAAGGCAAGGTGCAGGAACTGGCGCTCGGCTACGAAGGCGGCGTCGGCGCGTTCCTGACCTTCTCGCTGACCTACAACATCGATCTGGAAGCGATGACGGCGGATGCCTACGACAAGCTGCCGGCCGACCTGAAAGAAGAAGCGGAAGCGTTCTACGCTTGGACGGTCAAGAAGCGCCGCAGCACCTTCGGCCTGAGCCGCGAAGTGTTCGTCACCTGCGACACCTTCAAGCGCGCCTGGCGCCGCGCTCACCCGCAGACCAGCACGTTCTGGAAGGACGCGGAGAGCGCTGTTGTGAGCGCCACGCTCAACCCGGGGATGATCTTCGAATGCCGCAAGGTCAAGGTCCGCCGAGATGGCTCCTGGCTGCGCGTCCGGCTGCCATCTGGCCGCTTTGTCTGCTACCCGTCCCCGCAGGTCGACGACGGCGGCAAGTTCAGCTACATGGGCGTCAACCAGTACACCCGCAAGTGGTCGCGCATCAAGTCGTACGGCGGGAAACTGGTCGAGAACTGGACACAGGCTGCATCGCGCGACGTGATCGGCGCCAACATGCCCCAAATCGAGGCGGCCAGCTACCAGATCGGGCTGACCGTGCACGACGAAGTCATCACCGAAGCCCCTGATTCTGACGAGTTCAACAGCGAGCACCTGAGTAGCCTGCTCGCCGCCAATCCCCCGTGGGCGACCGGCTTGCCGCTGGCCGCCGGCGGATTCGAAGCCTATCGCTACAAGAAAGATTGAAAAAGGAGAAACCATGCTCGAAGCCATTTCCCGTTTCCTGCGCGGCCGCCGGCGCGCATCCATCAGCCAGGAGTTGACGCACCTTTACGACGACATGCGACAGGTCAAGGAAAACACCCGCTTGGCCAAGCTCTTCGCCGACCAGCAGGAAGCGAAGTCCATCAAGGCATTGGAGGACCGCGAAAAGAAGCTGATCGACGAGGCCAAGCACATCGATGCGCAGGACCTGCATCGTTCCATCCCGACCCGTAACGCGAGAGCATGGTAATGAAAAACCCCATCCACTTTGCCTACACCGCCCTCATTGAAATCGTCGACGGCGTTGAACCGAACATTCTCGTTGAAGAGATGCTGTGCAATGCCGTCTTCTACCCCATCCACGAGGACGCCCCCGCGATCCTGGGCAGCGTGAAGCTGCCGGCAGAGCCGGGCACCTATCAGGCATGGGCCAACGGCCAAGTCATTCACACCGAGCAGCCTCACGAAGCCGGCGTCGAATACGACAAGCACATCGACATCAATTTCTCGGCCGTCGTGCCGGCGCCGCCCGACTGCATTCAGATGCTGATCGCCGCCGCGCAGGAACAGCGTACGGAAGCCGGGCCGAAGATCGAGGTCTATAGCGAGGGTGACGCGGCTGCCGTGACCAACCTGCTGGAGAAGCGCCGTGTTCACTGAACAGGACTACATCGACCTGGAAAAGGAACTCGCCGTTCTGCTCGGCTGGACCGCAGTGGAGCAGGCCGGCATGTCCCTGATTGGCGCCCCGCCCCGCGGCAGTGAGCACAGCCGCGGGCAAGCAGCTGTCCCGCGGTGGGTGCGCGACTGGACCGCGTGCGGCCCATTGGTTGCGGAGTACGGCATGTCGATTCTCCAAGATGTCGACGGTGCCGAGACGGTGGAGATTCAGGACAACGACGGCGTCTACATGGCCCACACACCTTTTTCCAACCATTCGGGCAAAGATGGCGCAGTGCGATTTGCTGTCGTCCAAGCTGCGACTGCCAAGGAGGGGCTCAAAAGTGCGTGAATCCACCATCGAAAAGCACCTGGTCGAGCAGGTAAAGGCTGCTGGTGGCATGGCGCCGAAGTTCAAGAGCCCCGGCCGTCGAAATGTTCCCGACCGCCTCGTCCTGCTACCTGGTGCGCGCATCTCGTTTGTAGAGCTCAAGGCAACCGACCAGTTTCCGAGTGACGCGCAAGAGCGCGAGCATGCCCGCCTTCGCGCGCTCGGGTTCGATGTGCGGGTGATCGACAGCAAGGAAGGCGTCAATCAGTTCTTGAAGGGAGGAATCTAATGCCGATGTTCCTTTTCGGTTTGTTCGTCGGCACGTTGCTCGGTGTCGTGGTTACTTGCCTGCTGCATCTCGCCCGCAACCCACTCGATATCGAGGGTGACGAGCGATGCAACCACGGAATCCACCCAGATGACTGCCCGGATTGCCGCCACTGATATGACCCGTCGCAAATTCATTCCGCGCGAGTGGCAAAGGCCCATGATCCAGCACGCGACCTATGTGAAGCGCGGCGGCGTGTGGGCGGGCATGGGCCTTGGCAAGACCACGGGAATTCTCACCGCCTTGGACAATATGTACATCGCCGGCGAGATGACCCGCCCTACCCTTGTACCGGCGCCCCTGCGCGTCGCCAAGAACACATGGCCGACGGAGGCGGAGAAGTGGGATCACCTGCGCCATACCGAAGTGCACGCGATCGTCGGCGAGCCGAAGGACAGGGAGCGCGCACTGCAGAAAGCGCTGGCGGCCGGGAATTGCAGTATTTTCACCATCAACTATGAAAACCTGCCTTGGCTTGCCGGCTACCTCGACGAGAAGAAGATTGCTTGGCCGTTTGGCACCGTCGTGCCAGATGAGTCAACCAGATTGAAAAGCCTGCGCATCAGCTTGCGCACCAGCTCCAAGGGGAAAGAGTACCTGCAGGGTCAAGGTAGCATCCGGGCCAAGGCTTTGGCCAAGGCTGCCCACAAGCACGCCGACCGCTTCATCGAACTGACAGGTACCCCGTCCCCGAACGGCTTGCAGGATCTGTGGGGGCAGGCCTGGTTCCTGGACGGCGGCGCGCGGCTCGGCCGCAGCTTCGAGGCGTTCAAGCAACGCTGGTTCAGGCCAACGCCTGACGGTTACGGGATCGAGCCCTTACCGCATGCCCAGGCCGAGATTCAGGCCCGCATGCGGGATATCTGCCTGACGCTGGACGCGCGTGACTATTTCGACCTGCGCGAGCCGATCGTCCGGACCATCTATGTCGACCTGCCGCCGAAGGCCCGGCGGATCTACGACGAGATGGAACGCAAGATGTTTGCCGAAATCGGCGGTCATGAGGTCGAGGCGTTCAACGCGGCAGCGAAAACGATGAAGTGCCTGCAGATCGCCAACGGTGCCGCCTATGTCGAGGACGACGACGGCGCCGACAGCAAGGCATGGGTGGAAGTGCACGACGCCAAGCTGCAGGCGCTGGAATCCATCGTCGAGGAAGCGGCCGGCATGCCGGTGCTAGTCGCCTACCACTTCAAAAGCGACCTTGCCCGGATCCTGAAAGCGTTCCCCAAGGCGCGCTACCTGGACGACAAGAAGCAGACCGAGGACGATTGGAACGCCGGGAAGATCCCCGTGATGCCCGCCCACCCTGCCAGCGCCGGCCACGGACTCAACCTGCAGGACGGCGGCAACATCCTCGCCGTCTTCGGCCACTGGTGGGACCTTGAGCAGTACCTGCAAATCATTGAGCGCATCGGGCCGACCCGCCAAATGCAAGCCGGTCACGACCGCCCGATGTTCATTTACCACATCGTTGCACGCGACACGATGGACGAAGTCGTGATGGAGCGCCGCGACAGCAAGCGCACCGTTCAAGACCTGCTCTTGGAAGCAGCGAAAAGGAGGGGCTCACGGTGAGCATATTCGACTTGGAGTATGGGGATTGTGGAGACGGCTTCGAGGGTTACGGCTACGAACGCCGGCCAAGCCAGGTGGAGTGCAAGCACTGCAGCAAAGGCGGTCTGCACTGGGAAGAAACGGACGAAGGTTGGCGGCTGTACGACTCAGGTTACCGTAAGCACGTCTGCGACACCGGCCGCGCACATCGACTGATCAGCGACGACTTCGACAACTTGGAGGACTGA